TCAGCAATAGACTGAAATCTTGCTGATCGACCACCTAAATCATTAAATACTGGTATTTCGTACTGTTCTTGACGTTGTTTAGGTGCGGTAACGTGAGTACCAAGGAAATAACCTACACTACTATTTGATCCAACAATTGCTACAGGAAACGTTACATAGTGTAGTATCGGACCCGGCGTGAACAGAGCATTAACCGCCATATATTATCCCCTATATTATTATAGCAGTATTACTTAACCAGGATAACAAGGTGGTAATGGGAATCCATTGGGTGCTGTTTTTCTATGGAAAGAAAATTACAACTATATAAAGATTATTATTGTCCACCACCATTTTGTTATTAAGAAGGTGGTCCTGGAGGGTAATAATACGGATTAATACCATATCCGCCTAATCCCGGTAGGATATTATTACCGAAATATCTTTGTGTTACTTGTGTTACATCTGGTCCACCAAATGGTACGAATGGGGTCATGTACGCTAATCCAGGTAAACCAGCTTGAGGGACATTAGGAACCATTGCAAAAATTCTATCACCCCTACGTAATTGCTCTATATACTGCATTGCTTCAGTATAGGCATCACTAATCATTTTATTAGCTGTTACCGGTCTACTTCTCCTCTTTAGGATCGGTCCCATTGATAATCCAGCGGTAATATTAATAAGTAAATTACCACCATAAGTTTGTAAATCTGTAACAGCATATCGAGCACCAACAGCAGCAGCAGACATTAAAAATTCAGAGGCATCACCTATAAGGTTTTGTAAGAGGAGTGCAGGACCAGTATAAGGCAGTGGAAATACTGGATCAGTAAGCTGGGCAATTGTAGCTGATTGCCCGTTATCCAGGATGTTCATCCCGATCCATCTACCATCAAATCTATTTAATACGTCCTGATTTAAGCAAAATAGTAGTTGATTTTGTGCCATAGGAATAACCATCCGGCAAAACAGTAATACGATTTTTCAAAAGTAGAGGCTCGTGATTAATCCGCAAGTTTCGGGTGCCACTATCGACATTCCGTAAGTTTCGTATATACCTAATTTAGTAAATTGATCCCATTTTAGGTATTCAGATTTTGTAACCATTTCTTGACCACGATATACAAACATGTGACAGCTACTAAATCCGCTATTCACCTGTCCAACATTACTACCCAATGCACCCGGTAAAGCTAGGATGAGTGCAGTGTTATAGTTCATAATATCACTATAACTACCGGGTACGACCATACGACTGGTAAGAGTCTGTAAGGTGGGGTCGATAATCAATTCTAATCCATATAACTTATTCGGCATTGACCATTCACCATTCTGAGATTCCTTATCACCCCTAATTTGGGCTTCAGCGAACACGCTACGAGCTAAGTACGAATGCATTTCAGCACTAGCACCAGCAATAATAGCTGCATCAGGGTCAATAATTATCGCTAAATCTTTGTAACTAACAGTAGCTAGCGAATCTTTTCTAATTTGGTTAGATAAGTTAAGAACACTACGTTTAATTATAGGATTAGTTTCCGAACCTTGTGCCCATCCACCACCGGATTGACCGTTAAGACTGCTCCACTGGGTAGAGGTCATAACGTGGGTAGAAAGGTGATTAACGGGATTGAGCATTAAGCTATAAAATACAGATGCTCTAAGAGTCATCATCATATGACCTAATGCATCTATTTTAGTATCTTCAATCGGCCATACAGCCTGTTCTTTTACCTGTTCTCCCAGATAATCAGGCATTGCAATTCTATAACACTGAAAAGCTACCGACCTAAAATCTTGTGCATTATGGTTACCGGTCGGAAATGGCTGTCCATCAACCCAAATATAGTTATTAGGTTGTTGGAAAATACGAGCTAATGATTCAGGACGTAATACTAACCAAAACCCTGATAGGTTTTGTGTAGGTGTTCTAGTTACTACCCTATTTACTGCAAATTTTTTATAATCCCTAGCATAACTAACAATAAGGCGAGCCATCGCCTTACCATCGTTAAGATTGGGAATATATACATCATATGGACCCGGTAAACCAGTTGTATTCGGAAAAAAGGTTGCCATTGTACTACTTCCTTATAGGTTAGATAAAGATCAATATATTTATTTAGAAATTAGAAGTTATATTCACCAAATAGTACCTGACAACGAATTAATGTGCCCGCTACTCCACCTTCTAATGCCCTAGCCCCTACCCATTGCTGACCACCACCAATAACAACTGGTTTAGCATATCCCGAAGCATCACTAGATAACATTTGATTCGGCAGACAGGTTTGACCACTACCAACAACCACCATTGCGTTCATATCGAACTGTTCGTATACCCTGATAGGATTACCCGACGCAGCAGCGGGATATCCTTGAGGGGTAAAAGCTGTTTGCCAGCTAGTACCCATCATATTATTTGTCCATTCGGCAGCTACACCGATAATCGGTACGCCACCCCCCGTACATTGGAGTGCTCCAAATGGTACGTTTGGTGCATCCTGAATGAATGTGAATGGGTTGATAGTCCCCATTGCAATTCTTGAACTACTATTACCTTCCATTTAATTACCTATAGGTTAAATTGCAAAGGGAAACCACAAATCAGTCATTATCGAATACCGTACTTCTTACGACAGTATTTAATAGCCTCTTGACGAGATTTACCACTTGCCTGAATATTGGCAAATTCATTAATAGCTTCAAATGATCCGTGACTACCTAACCTATCTTCAAAATCATCGTCTACTTCTTCTGATGGTTGCTGTCCTGCAATATCAGTTTGGGTTCTGGAGTAACGAGCTACAGAAGCTACATTAGGGGCACTACGTTTAGTTAGGTCGGGACGACGACGAGCATAACACATACGCATTTCTTCAATTTTATCTTTTACGTAAGTATCTGGTTGTCCTTCATCTCCCGAATCTTCATCATGTAAATAAGCTAACGTTAATTCTTCTAAACGCTGATATTTAATCTTGTCGGAAACTTCTGGAGTATTGCCGAACATTACCCCTTCCGATTCCAATTGATTAATATCTGCTTCAGCTTTCATTCGTGATAGCTGAATTCTTAAGTCTTGAATAATCCTATCGCGTTTATCTTCTTTTTTCTGCATACGTGTAGGCATTTTATTACCTCTAGACATTTGATGGGAAGGGTGATGATTTTTGTTGCCTTTAGGAAAATTAGGAATATATCCGCTAGATGGTCCAGGCATACCCGTAGAATGTGTCATACCAGCATCCATTTTTACTGGTTTTTCCCCATGCATTGAGCGTTGGTCTTCATCTGGTTCTTCTTCCTCTGGTTCACCTTCTTCTTCTGGTTGTCCACCACCCAAATCTGTTGCTGGTGGTGGCATTTCTTCACCACCTTCGGGACCACCAGCACCACCCATTTCCTGTTCCTCCCCCATCAAATTTTGTAGCATTCCTTTAATTTGATCTATACCGGAAGACATTTCTTTCCATTGTTTGGATTGAAATACCTTAGCTAACACTGGGTCGTCATTAATATCTTCTCCACCCATTTCGTCGTGTTCGTCTTCATCCGGAATAGACTCTTCTCCACCGTCATAATCGTGTTCGTTTCCCGCACCATATCTACTGGGGTTTTCCTCATCCACCGTACCATCATCTTGTTCGTATTCACTATATTTGTGTGGAATACGTTCTTTAGGTATATATTCTCCACGACCATATTTACTGGACATATTACTATTCCGTGAGTTGTGGAAAGGAGGGAGTTTACGCCTTTCTCTACGATCATCTACATATTTTTTATCTGACATTTCTTTAGCTTGCTTATCTGCTATCTCTTTAGCTCGTTTTTTCTCTGCTGAATTCATTCTTTCTAAATCTTCTGGTGAGTACTGATCTTCATCATCATTATCGTCGTCATCCTCACCTTCAGCATATTTAGATGGTTTACCTTTTTTGGACTCATCAATAGCAATCGCTATAGCTTGTTTATGGGAAGTAACTTTAGGACCGTGTTTAGACCCGGAATGTAGTTCGCCATTTTTAAATTCATGCATTACTTTATGTACTTTACCATTCTTAGAGTTACGTCTTTCTGCGTACTTATGTGTAGGTTTATTATCATCAATATAGTACGTCTCGATGGAGTAGTTCCTGTGACTAGAGAAACGGATCACCTGCCCTTCGTGGTTAGAGTTATCCGAGTCCGATCTAGTAGTCCGAATACCAGAACTAGCCACATTCCCTACACCCATCGAGACGTGGTTCAACCTACTTTGCCGTAATACAACTCCTAAATCTCTTTCGGGAGAACTACCACCCAGCATTGCGATAGGATCAATATCTTTTTTATTCCACCACAATTCTACCGACCGTCTTGGATATTCTTCTACTAAGTGTGCCTTATTGGGACGTAACTTATAGTCCCCACGAATTGCATATATAATCTGTCCATCTGCTCTACGTTTAAATGGTTTAACCCTATAATTAACTACGAATCCTTGAGCGGGTTTTTCAGGTGCCCTTGGATCGTCAGACGTGTGACCTAATATTAGTGTAGCTGGATCACCGGTCTCATATACTTTACGATTATTATTTTGTGCTATTTCTTCTAATACTTCCTTACCCACATATGCTACTGGTTCTCCCTCTTCATTCGTCATCTCGTGTTCATCGAGTAACGGTACGTCAGGAATTGTTACCCATTTTTGAGGGTTATCAAAATCGTATTTTGCTGCTGCTCCCCAATTCATTTTATAATCTTCTAGATTTATTACCTATAAAGAATCTGAGTTAGGGCACAAACAAAAAAAGTACCCACGGTCACGGTCCGTGAGTACCTTAGTGTTTGGAATTCTAACGTTAGCTAGACGTAGAACGCCCTAACTCAGATTACTTTAAGTATATTATTTATCTTATTTTTAGATTGTCAAGAGAATTTATTCTATAAATATAAAATTTATTCTGGTTCACCTACAGGACTTTCAATTAGCCATTCATGCGAGTTTCCGGGATTTATTTCTCCACTCTGATATAAACCATATTTCCACGGTAATCTAAATCTTGTTGGATCACGTTTCCATGTTTGAAGTTTACCAGATACACGAACTGGATGGGCTTCCCCCCTCCTATTACGGGAAGTTCTATGGAAAAACGGCCCTAGTGATTTATTGTTTGCTAATCTCTCTTCTAATATCTTTTTTGTAACACTAGGTATAGCTAATACCCTTTGGGTAGGTGATAGACCTATATGTAAATCACCGTCGTAGTTTCTTAATCTATCTAATACTTTAGGATGTACTGTAGGATCATTATCCTCTAACCAATCTGCAAACACTTTTCTAGTAGTAATATCGTTAGGTTCTTTAATTAGTTTATCTATAAATGCTTGTCGATCTTCTCTCATGTTTTTTGACTTGACGAGCTAACTTACGCCTAGGATTAATAAATTTACTATTTAAATTAGGGATTATTTCACCACCCTTATACTGACTACCCCTCACAATTATCCCACCCTTTGGTGCCCTATAAGCAGAGTTCTTTACCGGTTCTTCTGGTTCTTCCGGTTCCCCATCTGTAAGATTAAAATCCTCATCTGGGTTGTGCCATTCACCTATTTCTTCTGGATTCCGTCCCTTTGGATATGATTTATGACCTTGTTTTTTACCATTGTACCACTTCTTCTTGTCACCTTTATTTAATCCATCTGATGAAGCATATTTTTTGAGAGAAGGAATAGCCATAAGGTCTATGAGGTGGGTTCTGGATTTACGTTGTATAGGTGGCCACACCCTTTTAGTAGGTTTAGGGATATTAGGTGTAGGCTTATTAGTTCTACGTCTAAAATTTGTTATATGTATGTTGGCTTCTTCTGGTGAGATACCGTGTTTTTCTACTAAATAGTCCTTTAGGTTATTAGGTGCGGACCAACCTAATTCATTATGTTCGGCAATACTTTTATATATATCATTTCTATTAGGGTATGGTTTTCTTTTTACCCTAACCTCTGGAGGTATAATGTGAACAGGTTGAGGTAATTTAAATCCTAATTCATCAGGATTGGTTCCCGATTCTTCAGTTAATGGGAACTTTTCCGTACCCTTTAGTTCTTCATATGGAAATGCACCAGCTAATTCTAGTGGGGTAGCGTGATGTTCTGGATTAGCTAAATCTACGTCTGTAGGATTACCAAATTGATATTGTTTATCATTAAAATGATATTGACCTAAATAACGTACTAGACCAGCAACACCAGGAACTAGATATCTACCTAGTTGTGGATTTAGAAAGTGAGAGTGCCTACCTAATAGTCTTGCTGTTTCTATATATTTACCTGTAATCGGATCACCAGGACCGTGAGTATTCAGGTAATTTCTAGCTACTTCCGCATATGCTGGTACATGATCCTTCATTACCCTATTCATGTAGTCCGGTTCTGATTCTCCACTACTTTTAGGAGGAACTAATCCCTCTTGTAACATTGCTCTATGAATAGCATCATTGAATACCTCATTTTCTACATGTGGTATATGTTTATTAGGTAAATATTTACCAATTATTGCATACCTTTTAATTAACCTACAACGTTTAAATTGTCCAGGTTGAATATTTGATAATACTGAATGTGTGTTTCTATTTCTAGCTCTTGGATTCCTCTCCCAAGCTGGAGTTTCATATTCTGGAACAGTATATTTTTCATTACCATGACGCCTAACAGTATTACCATCTTTATCTACTTTCCAGTTTGTATTCTCCCTATGGTGTTCTGTTTCCGCATTACGTCTTAAAGAATCTTGAATATCTTTATAGGTATGATCTTTTAATGCTCCTGTATGATATAGGTGCTTACGAATAGCTTCATACCATTGTTTACGTTGTTCTTCATTTACTCCACCTATACCGTGTTCAATACCATTATAAAATCTACGTTGTAATTGATGTTCTGGATGTATCCCCTTGGAAGCTTTACGAACGAACTGAGCTATAGCGGAATCTAGTGTTAATTTTTTACCAACATTATGCCAATTATATTGTGTAGCTAATTCATATGCTCGTCCTTTCTTGTTTCTATCATGTAACATTAATGCATTACGGAGTTCCACGAATTTATCTGGATAGAACGATCCACCCGCTTCTTGGGCTAATTGAGCTAAATGTTTATTAGACCCACCCAAAGATGGGTGATGTTCTATTTCATTTAGAACTATACCTAATCTGGAACCAGCTATTCCAGAAGAATAATTAGTAGTATCCCTGGCACGACTTACAGTTGTAGAAGCATATTTTTTAATTAACCTACGACGTTTAAATTGTCCAGGTTGATGGCCTAATAACTCTGCTTGTCGTTCTAGGGGTAATTGATTAAATGCGTGTGCAGCAGCATCTTCGGCATGTTGTCTGGGACGATTAACAAATATTTTGGACTCTATACTATTACTACCTGATAAGTGGTGTATGTAGTGTTGGTCGTGTCCTTGTACTAAATTAAGCCAATCTTTAGGGATTTCAAAATGACTTGAATCGGGTTCCAGTCCCAGTTCAAACCAAGTGTGATCTATATTAGTAGACTCTGGATCATCGATAAAATTGTATCTGTATCTATAGGGTTGCTTTTGTAATTTACCTAATGCTCGATACCCATTAGCTCTAGGATCACCACGTTCTTCTAACCAGTCAGCAAATACTAGTCTTGTATTGTGGTCATCAGGATTCTGGTCTAAGTGTCGTTGAAAGTCTTCTTCGCTAGTCATTACCAATATCCTAATATAGTATCAAATACATTATACCACTGTTTACGACATTCTTCTTTATTCCAATTATATTGTTCTTCTACCCTCATTCTACCATAGCTAGCAAGTTTAACCCTAAGTTCGTGATTAGTAACTAATTCTGTTAAAGAGTCATAAAAATCCAGATTATTATTACACTTTAGCCCATCAATACCATGCTGTATACAACTATATTCCCCCCAATCAGTAGCTAAGGGTACAGCACATAAAGCCCATGACTCCATAATCCGTAGATTAGACTTACCCGCATTAAAGTTAATTGGCGATAGTGGAGCTAAATATATGTGAGGATTAATTGAACTTAGTATCTGATGGTAAGATACAAAAGGAACCATAGGCTGATATAATAGCCCTTTATGTAGGTATTTTCTTACAATACCTCCGTGTGGCATCATACCGGAAAATATTACTACAGCCCTATTTCCATTATTTAATCCACAATATGTACTTAAAAACCTATCTAAAGGTTCTGTAATTTCGTCTACATCTCCCTTATGGGTTTCACTACCAACCCATACCACACGTACTGGGGTTTGTACTTTGATGTTATATTGCTTTCCTCTACGTCCATCTAAATCTTCAAATTCTTCAGATTCTACATGAGGATACATACCTAAATCTAGTAAGTTTGGAGCTATCAGTACTTTCTCTTTTACGTCTGAAAATGTAGTAGCTAAATACGGTGTTGATACTACAATCCAGTCAGATAGCTCTTTCATAATATCGTATACACATAATCCACCTTCATCTGGCCTAGCTGGATTCCAATTAGGAATAGTTAACCAATCATCATCAAGTGACCAAACAAATTTAGCCCCATTTCTACGAAGATGTTGAATCTCTAATAGGGTATTAGAAGCATTCTTTACATCTGGTAACCCACTAAAATAGTATACCCCTTTACCGAACGATGGTCCAGGACCAACCTCAAAATGCCAGTCTCTATCATACCTTTCGTGACAAAATCTAGCAGGTTGCAATACTCGATGGTAATTACATGCTCCATCGTTAGGGTAGAAAAAATACATAGTCTTTTTGGACATGGAAGAATCTTTCTTGAAAGAAATAACCTATATAAGTTAGCGATGACCAAACTCATCTATAATACGTTGATGTTCTTCAGGTGTTAAATATACTAAATGAGTAACTACGTTATTATATGGACCAGTAAGTAGACGGTAAGAATATACTGACGGTTCGTGGGTTTCTGGCGAATGACCACCCGCGTACAGCGGTGTATATGAGATTCTAAACGAATCCCCAGTATCTATATGATTGATCGATCCCTGACTTATAGGCCCTAGGTTATCATTATATGGTAGTAACCCGTTTATATGATTTGCTCTACCTTCATCCCACCCACCGGGATGGTTACTATACTGTAAATCCCTACGAACTATAATATGTCTCGGATCATCATAATCTTCAAATTTATCAGCTAATATACTATCAGCATGTCTATTACTACTAACTCCACCAACTTGACCAACGAATGGACGTATTTCATTCTCTGGTGCCCTACCGTATTTCTTAACCATAATACGATTTAATCTTTTTTTATCTCTTGTATTCAATACCTTTTTATCTTGTGTTACCAGGTTAGGTTTAGATTGCAATGATCTATATCGAGTTATAATTCCTGATGGTCCAGGTGGGCCGATTCCCTTTTCTTTAGAAATATGTATTAGGTTATTTTCTTGTGCATACCTTTCTGCTATATCTAGTGCTTTTCCTGTAAATTGTCCATTTTGTAACTGTCTTCTAGTAACATTCCCAAAACGATCAACATATGCTTTGAGTCTATGACCTAGTTCTTCTGGTGGTCGTAAATGTTGTGTACTCCTGAATATCTTGGTAGTTCTGACTCTGTTACGATTTCTTAGTTTTTCAATAAGTGGGGAATAGTGTGTTATTATACCGGTTGGTCCACCCTTTTTCTTAGATATTTGTATTAGGTTATTTTCTTGTGCATATTTTTCTGCTATAGCCAATGCTTTTGGGGTGAATACACCAGTACGGTATAAATCGTTTTTCCCTAGTATTTTTCCTTTACGCTCTACAATAGTTTTTAATCTGTGTCCTAATTCTTCTGGTGGCCGTAAATGCTGTTTATCTTTATACCTGTTAACAGCCGCAATTCTTTGTCTTAATTGTGTAATACGTTTTTTAGCTTTATCACTCAAATTATCCATTATATCGTTACCCTTTTCAGAGTAACGTATCACTTTCCTACTTAATCTCTTTACACCTTTATGATCCCATAATTTACATCCCCAATTAGTCTTTACATTCATATGTACTTGATTGTTAAAGCAGTATAAATTACCACCACTTTTATCTGCTTTATGGTGTCTACCATACTTACACGACCCGCAAGATTTTCCAGATATAGACTTAGGTAGTACTACTAACTCTACTTTCTTAGCTCTATCTTTTTGTGCAGGAGTAAGGTTAGGTCTTCTATAGGTTATTACTTGTATACGTTTACGAGATAGTTTCTTAGGTTTCAATAATCTATTCTTAGTTTGTTTTGGTAAACTACTAAAGGCTAAAGCAGCAGCATCTTCTGAATTACGTCTACTAGTGTGATATCTCCAATTATTATTAGGGTCACTATATTGGTCGTGGTCGTAACGAGGGTGGTTATTAATAATTCTTCTTAACCAACTCTCTGGTAATGCTCCATTTATACCATACCAGGTGTAATTGTGTGAACTATTTTCATTTCTACCCCATACCCAAGTATCGTCAGGACTATATCTAGATTGATTAGGTCTTTTTTTTAATTGTACTAATGCTCTATACCCTTCTGCTCTAGGATCATTACGTTCTTGTAGCCAATCAGCAAATACAAGTCTTGTATGGTGGTCATCTGGGTTAGCGTCCAATAACTTATGAAAGTCTTCTTCAGTAACTTCGGTAGAATATCGCTTAGGCTTAATACGAGATAGTTGTTTAGGTTTATTAGGAACCCACGGCATTATTACGGCACTTAACTGATGGGCAGGTCTACCAAACTCATCATTCTCCCCACCAAATGATATAGGCTGATGTTGGGTGGGTCTACGTTGTTGTACCTGTTGAACTGCTGGTGGAGCAGAACCTTGAGATTTAGGTTTAGTCTGTACTGGTGTAGGAACAGGTACAGTTATTTGCTCAGTAGGTGTATTTCTGCTTATAACTGGCATTGTACTTCTCTTAATTAACTTTTATAAGTTTATTGATTAGCTTCTCTAACTTCTCTATCAATATCATCTTGTTCAGCCTCTTTACTTTTACGTTCTTCATCTATACCGAGTTGCGTTATTTTTGGTTTTTTATGAATAGATAAAAACCCCTTATCTTGTAGTTCTTTTATCTCAGCAGGAGCTAAGTAAATGTGACGTTTTTTATCTAACATATCCCTATAAGCAGTTATTTGTTGACCATAGATTGAACCAAATCCTTGCCATTTTTCTAAACGCTCTTTAGGAGAGCTATGACCATTTAAATCTCTCTTAAATGAGTGTTCATTAGTATACCCCTCATTATTACTCATATTATCGGTAAACCTCTTTAAATCCTCACCGTTCCTAGAAAACGATAATATAAAGTCTCTACGTCTACTATACTTATTAACTACATTAAAGTACCTACTAATATCTCTTTGTCTCTTTATCAAATCCATCATTTTCTCCACCAAATAATATGGGTGAATGAACTTGAGGACGAACCTGTTTAGGTGCTTCTGACTGTGTTTTAGACTGTACAGGCGTAGGTAAAGGAACCTGTATATTAGTTACAGGTTGGTTAGGATTAATAACAGGCATTACTTATAGCCCCTAAATGTTCTACGACGACGACTATATAAATTTCTACCTGGACTATGTTTACCAATATTAATTTTAAGTTTCTTACCTGGATGCCCGCTAATATCCCAACTCCAATTATTGTTACCTTGTTTGGCTTTCATAGCTGCATTTATAATCGCATGCTTTAATAGGTTGTGTACTACAGGTATATGTTTTTTACCTAAACCTAAAAATTTAGCTAATGCTCTAGCATGTGTGGTAGCGTGATTGTGTGCCCAACTATCAAGAGTATTATGTAATTGGTCATTAGGTGGTTGACTGTTATTAGGTGGTGTCGGTTGTGCAGCAGTCTTATGTGATTCTGGTAAATAAGGTAATTGATGTAATCCGTGTTCATCACCTCCCCTTACTTTACCTAATAAAGTAAGGGGAGATGGTTGTACGGTAGTCTTTTGTGGCTCTGGTAAGTAGGGTAGAGAATGATAACCAGCAGGGTCTTCCTCTTGATTTACCCTAGGTGGTGGGGAGTAGTTAGCTGGTCCATACATTGCTTCCATACCCATATCTAGGGCTGGATCATGCCATTTACTAGTTTTTGGTGAATCTATAACTTTAGGAAATTTAGGTACAGGTGGTTTACCTAAAGCATACCTTTTTAATAACCTATTACGTCTTTGTTGAATTGGGTCGTTTTCATGTTTCATAATTTTATTCCTAAAGGTGTCTCTAGCTTGTGCTTGATCTTGTGAACCTACTGTAAAAAAATGTCCTTGTGATGCTTCGATAGGTACTTTTTGTTGTTTAGCAAACTGATGTATAGTATTGGTATTTTGGTTACCCTTATCTGGTAATAATATATCTAACCCCTTTTTATGTGGTACAAAGATTCTACTCATTATACCAAACCTATCAAGCTTTACTCGTGTCTCGTATCCAGAACCTTGCATCCGTAGACGATATAATGTATCTGGTCCACTAGGTCTAACATGAAATACACCATATCCAGGACTATTCGGTAATAATCCATTTACCCAACTACCTAGAGCATGTGCGGCATTGGGTTGTATTCTTCCATATACTGCCACCGCTACACCTGGAACGGATTGAGTAGGGGTATCGTGCAATGCAGGGAACTGTTTGGTCTTTTGTGCTCCAACTTTCTTAGCTAACTCCCGAGTACGTTGTACGAATATTTTATGTTCAGGACTACTCGCTTTTAATAGTGCACCAATAAAGTTAGACTTATTGGCTAATGAGTACTTTCTAGGTAGCCTTTTACCATTGTCTCTTAGTGATCCATTACTAATTCTTACCCACCCATCATTCTGTTTAGGAAACACTTCTGCTTCATAAGTAACTTCACTAACGCCGGGTACTTCTTTAAACTTTTTTATAGGTAAATTATTATTTCCTTTACCCCAATTATCCCCATCACCGCCCACATACCACACATGACTACCTTTAACAAATATCTGTCCATAACCCGGCATAGCACCATTTTTAGATAATAATTTACCTATAGAAGTTAATTTATTATAATCTAACTTTTTCTTCTTATACCGAGTAGCTATCTCATTTTGTTTATTAGTAGGATCATTATCGGACTTTTCATGCGGATTGTTTAACGCACTTTTAACACCCCTATATGGTGGACTACCATGCCTATTACGTGCTGCTTCCTGAAGTCCCCTATACGCATGTCGTTGTATGGATTCTTCTATCTCTTTATCGCTTGATTCCGGTGATAGTTGTTTAATTCTGTTAAAAATTCCTATATATCTTGACCTATCGTATCGTGGGGTTCCAGGTTTAGTTCTTCTATCCGAGTCAGCTTCTACAGCGTAATACTCTGGTGAGTGGGAAAAAGGATTATTAATTGCCGTCACTGGCCTATTTTCTTCTGAAACCTTTCTGAGAACAGAGTAGGTATGTTGATCCAGGTGCAATTTATTAACTGCATTTAACCAATTATATTTAGCTTTTAATATTGGGTGTTTACTGTGATTTAGTTCATCGTGTAAACCCCATAAAGCCTCTGCATGTCCCCTAAGAACTGCTACAGCTAAATTTCTAGCATCTGGTGTACTATGTTTACTATTAGCTATATGCCTTAAAGCATACTCAATAGGAAATCCACGTACTAATGGATGTGCTGGTTCTTTATATGGGAATCTAGCATATCTTTTAGGATTGTTACTTCTAGGATAAGCGGGTCTACCCTTTTTCTTTAAAAACTCAATAGGTTTAGTTCTACGATGCATAGAATAGTAATCTTCTGGTATTGTCTCATCAGGTCGCCAATCTACTCCTTCTGCTTCTGGTGCTTTTCCTCCTAACCCATACATCCATAAATGGTATTCAGATAATGGTTTACCGATGAGTTCCCTTGCTTCAGGTAACTTATCCCAATCACCATGTTCAGCTTCACTATGTGGTACTGCTTCTCCTGCAGATTGCCATATATACTTGCCATTATGTTTTACAGGTTTATAACCCCTTACAACTTTCCAACCTCTTATAGATGATTGAGACTTACCGTATATCCCTGGTTTATTAAGATCAGTATTTACTAATTCACTATACTTTATAGATTTAGTTCTACGATTCATATTAGTATATCCTAACCTATATAACAATCGTTGTAACAGCAGTAGTTTATTAGGTGGTAGTTCAAGATTAAGTCGCTTTAATTTCTTCTGTTCAAGAAGAAGTTCAGCAACTTTCTTTTCCATCTCCTTCCTGGTCATTATCCCCACCCTATTTCATTTATTGCTGGGTATATTAAATCACTGGGATTATCAAGATTGATTTTACTTAATTCTTCTTTCCATACAGATTCAATTCTTGGTGTAACTACATCTGTAGGTAAATCGTGATTCTGGTGGACGACAATCGCTGACTCATTAGAACAGGTATAGTTCGCTATACCTAATACCCTACGTCTATGCATCCAACCAACATCACAACTACCCCACATTGATGTATTAATCATACCTCCGAGTCTCTTCCATGTTTCTCTACTATGTCCCCCAAATATCCAGGATTCCCAAGTTGGTATACGACTACCCGGCTGAGCTACGATATCAGTAGCTCTATGTGAAAAGTCAGGGTGTCCATTAGTATCATCTTCATAAAACCTATCAATATCTCTTACCGCTAGTAGTCCCTTTTCTATCCATTGTACACTATCCAACAATACCTGTTCTTTGGGAGAAAGATAGTATGATCTACAACAGGCGTATAAACCTATAGGGGTTCGTTTATCAGTTGGTCCCTGATCTATTCTAACTTTTTCAAATTCATCTAATTTCTTTACACAATCCAAAACACTAGTCCTACCAACCATAATTTCAGGATGGGTAAGTATTATGTGTCTACCTTGTGAGACACGAATACCGTGATTAATGGTTGCAGCACAATCACGCCATTTTTCTTGCTTAGGGTGTGGTGTGAGTATGGTTGTTTTAATACCAGTACGATGTGACCAGCTATCAACCAGAGCATAGGTACAGTCGGTAGAACTATCGTCTACCACTACCAACTCAAATAGGTTTTTTGGAAATTCTTGTTTCTCATAACACATTAAGGAACGTTCTAGTAAATGACTACGGTTATATGTAGCCATAACAACTGAACAAATAATCTTATCCATATATCTACTCTTTGAAATTATTTTTTATTTGTAAGTTCTTCAATCTTTTCTTTTATAGCGTCATAATCCTCTGTCTTAATAGAGTCCATTTGTCCTATTATTTCCCCCTTGATATCATAATAGGTTGTCCATAATGGACCAACCACCACCTTATAAACCTTGTTGTGTACCTTTTTAATATATACGGGTTTATCAGGTTGGTCTTTGACTGCTAAAAAACCTATACTATCCCAACCACTTTTATAAAGTAGGTTGATAACAATATCCCTACAATCAGTCATAATTGTAGACATTACTATTTCCTTTTATGGTATAGCCAAACATCATGGGGAGAGTACCACCATCCAGGTAATAACTCGTCTACTGCTTTCTTAACACCAGGCCAAACCCTCTCATCGTCTTTTTCCGTTGATGTACCTACATCATCTCCCGCTATTATACCATTTATCTTAATTTTTGGGAGCCATGCTTTTATTTCTTGAGAGAGATGATTATAGGTGTGCTGTGTATCCAGGAATAGGAAGGATATACTGTTATTAGGGAATAAAGATGCTGCTCTTATAGAATCGTATACCAATATTGATACTATATCCTGTAACCCACAGTTATAAACATTAGATATCAATTCAATTGATATCAATCTATTATTATTTATGCTCTGGTTTAAACCTAAACAATTATCTATACCTATCACATTCCAGGGCTTACCAGATTCTTTAACTCTCTCACCCAGATAACATAATGACCTACCAAGTAGACAACCACATTCTATAAGTAGTCCACCCTCATCAGGACATGCCAGGTGTTCAATGATATTATCGTAGGTTTCTTTATAATCAAAGAATCCTGTAATATTGTGCCATCGGGTAATCATAGGTTCTCTGTTAGTTTAATATCCCTATACCCATCCATTGTTCATCATCACTTCTAATAAACTCAATGGCTGGGCGAGTTTTCTTTAGTTCGCGGTAGAGTGTTGGTGTGCCGCCATTTTGGGCTTCTCTCTTTACACAGGCATCTTTGATATCGTGAAACATTACTAAAGGAGAATCTTTTAATCTTTCATAATCCGATTTAGCAGCATTGTAATTATGGTCAGCATCTATAATCACTAAATTAAAATCCCTACCACTAAAGTCATTAGACGTTACACCATACTTATACTCAAGTCCCGGTAATTGTATTGGTGGTTCATACTTATATAGGTCAATTGCTGTATATATTATATCATCAATAAATTTACCTATATAAGTATGAAGTATAGCACTTAAGTAACCGTGAAAACACCCCACCTCTAGTATACGAAAACGACCATACCCAGTAATTTCTAGACTCAACCATATTAGAAAGTGTGCTAATTCTTCTGGATGCTGCCACAATCCAGGACGTTTTAATGGTGCTTTAGCAAATTCCCACTCACCATACATCGGTCTACCATCGTTATACAGTCCTACAGAGGCTAGTAAACTTGATAAATATTGTGGATTCCTTAACTGTTGGTATGTGCTAGAATTTAGCTTTTCTAGTGTAGTTTCTAGTCTATTGGATGGGTTGGGTGTGAGCATTTTATAAGCATCTAGTAAAGTACCATCTTCTAATCCTGCTCCACGTTGAGAATAGAAAGCATAATGTACGAATGGACCGCAACTACCAGCAATTACGTTAGGTCTACTTACTCTTTTGGGTTCTTGGTGGGCTAACCAGGCCTCTTCATCATTAGACATGGTATTAGCCCACACCGCACAATCAGAACCCAACCAACTGATAACATTGATCGAATGTCTTAGGTAATCTGGTGGCCCTAAAACAATATCTGGTAGGTGCCAACTATCTGGATTAGGGTCGTTAATAAAATCTTGATGTAATAACCTAACAAACTCTGACGAACCCCAACCTACTTGATCCATACACCCTACACCAACTGTTCCACGAGATAACGGAATACGACCTAATTTCTGATGTTCTCTTGATGTAAGGGCAGTATTGATTACATTGCCATAAACTAAGAAAGGATGTTGATTTTCTATACGACAATTAGCAAGTGCTTTTATTGCTCCAGGATGGTAGTAAACAATATCGTCATCAAGTCTGATATATACGGTGTCTTTGTCGGTACTATGTGGAAAGAACTTATGTATCCGGTAGGCCACCGGATGATATATCGGTTCTGGTATTTGGACCAATTGACATTTTGGATGCTTGCATAATTCATGTATGTAGTCTATATCAGGTTGGTGGTCAGTGTTTAGCCATATATCCCACCTATCTACGTCAAGATCAGCAAGCAATCTAGGTGCAAGTACCCCCATATACTGGTTACGACCAGCGGGAGTACATACTACTACTTTATAACCTTTAATCATTTTTTACCCATTTGTTGTGGTGGTCACATGGGTACAACTCATCCCACCTTTTACCTAATATATCTCGTGTTAGGTTTCTACCAGGACTATAAAAATAACTTCTAAAAGTATCTATAAATTCTCTTAAATTGTGCCACTCTTCTACATGTCCTGGATGATCTTCTAAAAAGTCGGCAATAATACCAGATAATTGACCATCTACTCTACCATCAGTTCTTTGCCATTGAGCGTATAAATTATAAAATTCTTCTGAACACTTAACATATTCTCCCACCATTAAAGAAGGATTATAAAAATAAAAGCCTTTTGAGAGAAATTCATTTCCCATATCTATAATCTCATAGGTTATATATTATGGGCTATTTATAAAGCTATTTAAGTAATCCTTTAATTAGTGTTCTAAATTTATCAGCATTATCATGCCATGATACACAGTATTTATCGAATTGTCCGTAAGTCGGTTCATATCCACTACCGTTGATAATTTCGTTCCATATTCTGCCTAGTTTTTCCTGTTCAAAATTGTGTTGAGCATTGCTAGCTCTTGTATGCAGTATAGTTGAACCACCTGTATAACACGCCCAATTTAATTTATCAAAATCATATTTTAGTCTTCGCCCCATCCATATATCACCAAACCTATTAAGAGTTGGAATCTTTCCAGTACCCTTACATTTAGAACAGGGTTCGGTTTTCAGGTTGTCATTACCATTACATAAAGGACATTGACCAGTAATACCTGTATCTGGTCCCATAGGTGCAAAATAAAGGTATGGTAGTGCCTCTACCTTTACCATTACGTTCATCCCACATAAGGGAAATAAAGTTCCCCCAGGTATTGGACCAACATAGTACGGTAGTGTTCCGGGAATACCTTGACCGCTTTCCAGTTTTAATTGTGTCTCACCGTCAAAATCTGGAACACCAATCCATACACCGTGAGATAGCATTACTGGAGATTCATTCCGTATGCTGTACGGAACACCCCTAAGATATAGGTCGGTATCATGTGCTGTATTCATCCACGATAAAGGTACTCGTTTTTGAAGTACATCCAGGTGCTGTTGTATAGGATCATTAAATGGTTCTGGATTAGCCAGTATTCCATTAAATTTTTGGTTTAGTGGTACGGGAGCTACATCATCATCTAATGTCAAAATGTGTGTAGGTTTTAATGTTCCTGCTAATATAAATCCTAAATTTCTAACTGAATCAGTTTTTCGATATATCAGACTTTTATACTTTTCATATAACGTCCCACCATCCTTCTTCAATTCAATTTTATCTTTATAATTGTAAACAGCTACTTCCGGTATATCTCCATCCCATACCGTAATTAAAGTAACCTCATGTCTATTAAATAGAAAATCCCAAGCTTTTAGGAATGTTTTATACTGCTCTACTCGAATAGTTGGAATTACTACAACAATCTTGTTAGGTTTAGTCATAATGTTTAACCCATGGGTTAGGTGTGGTAGTGGTGGGAATCGAACCCACAAGCTTTTCAGCGACCGATTTTAAATCGATTGTGTTTACCAGTTTCACCACACTACCGTTAAGAGAATACGATCTTTTTACGTTGGAGTCTTTTTCTTGGTTTATTTAACCTATATAACTCTGTTTTAGATTTTCTACCCATTTGTTGTGGTGGTCCCTGTGGTCCCGCTTGTCCTATCTGTGGTACGCCTTGCGGTGGGGCTTGTTGTGGCATTTGTGCCTGCATATTTCCGACTTGAGATACAATACCACTACCAATAGAGGGCTTCTTCCACTGTGATATCTCGTATACCTGATCTTCGTCTAGTGGTACACCCCATTCAAATAGCTTATCGGCATGTTCCATAAGTTGTGAGGCATTTGGATCATCAACATTAAAGGTAAATGTTCCTGGAGCAACACCGGGAGCATTGTAGGAATACAATACATTTACAAGATCGGATTGTATGGTTTCTTGTAGATCAACTGCGTGATATTTTACAATCTCGTCTAATGTCTCTCCATGTTGATCGGCAGTACCTGAACCTAATCCTGTCGCTTCTGCCTTACTAGACAAAGTTTGACCCTCAATAAACCTTTCCATTTTTGGATCAAAATAGTCGTTTACCAGTTTCCATAGTATATCCGAACTAGCTGCACTAACCTCTAATCTCTCCACCTTGTTTACATCTGGATTAGTGCTATTCCATCTAGGATAAAGTAATACAGTATTAGAAAATTGTGCTCTAGCTGCTGATTGTGCTTGCTGCATAGCCTGTGGATTGCCAGCATCATAGTAAAATATTGTTAATCCATTTGCAAACCTATGGATATAATTCATTAATTGGCCAAATACTTGTTGTTTTAGCCACCAGAACCAATACAACCTACCACGAACACCAACACCACCAATAGAACCAGCTAACTCAGGTTCAATAAAGTCGGCATCATCGGGTTCGTGCTGATGTATAATATACTGTATACGTTCATCAGGTGTTAAGAAGTGACACAATCCCCAATCGGTGGAAGTCTTTTCTCCTGGATAACCCGGATATACAAGAACCCCCCATGTTTTAGCATCCCATTTAAGCCTTAATTTATCACCATTGATAGGTGTAAAATCTCTAACAAATATCTTTTGTTCACCCTTATAGTTACGCCATTCATAATCTAGTTCAACAGCATACTTTCCATACCATATAGCTTGAAGTAACCACATCTTTAATCTTTGAAAATGTGGTATCTTCTTTATAATATAGGTATTCATTTTCGCCGCTTCTACTTCGGCGGGATTCGTCTCATCGTCTGGTTTCAGTGACCAACCAACTTGAGCTACGGGACGCCAGATCCTTAACAACGCTCCCCACAAAGTAGGGTCACGTTTCATAGCTATAGCGTTTGTATAGCTATCTCTTAACGCCTCATCTGAAGTGTATAAAAATGCTCTGGATGCACTACGAACTAGAGAGGAGAACGATAGGAAATTAGGTATACTATATCTGCCACCCCCTGGAGGTAGTCCACCCGGATCGCTAGGAGTGGGACCGGGATAACCTAACTCTTGTGCTGTAAATCCCCCAGATTCTACACTCCAGGGAGGATTTACAGAAGAGTTGGGATTGTTATTATCAGACATTTAGTAATTACCTAATATTCTTTCTTCAATAATTGTAGGTTCTTCTATGGTCTCTTTTGTATCAACTTTCTCAACAGAATAACAAATGAATAATCGTAAATTTGGATTTACTATATCTTGTTTAATTTTTTCCAAAAGCTTTTCAAAGTCCTCTTTTTGAGAGAGACTTACATACCTACTTATATACTTATAGTTATGTGTGATAGGTTTATTGTCCTGTGGTGGAACTGGTGGCTGTTGATCCATTGTCTACTTTTCCATTAGGGTTTGGTTTTGTATATCCTATTGATTTAGCTACCGCTAGTATTTCCGAGTATGCCAGATATCTTTTCTTTTCTTTCTTTTGGTATCTCTCTATAGCTTTAATAAACTCCATTTCTTCTTCAGTGTAGTCAAAATTATCTGAATACCATAGACTACGATTAGCTGGAGAGATACCCATACTATATTCCTTATAGGTTAATACTATATCCTATAGTTATGGTGCCCCAATTATCGTATACCTAATTCTACCGGTAAGCGTACCAGATGAATTGGTAATTGATAGTGAACATCCGGGATCACAATCATACTGACCGCCAAAACCCGGTCCATCATGGCTACCTAGAACCACATTACTGCTAGCAGTTAATTGGAGAATATCTAGTGCTCTTGTTGGGAATGGTCCCCCTACACTCTGAATAGTAACAGTTGTAGTTCCACTAGCTGATAGGTCTAATCCCAGTACACGTATAAAAGCTAATGCATATGGTGGTGGTGGGTTGAGTAGGGTAGTTGTGGGACCGGGAGCAGGAATAATAGTTGCAGTTGTTGCACCCATATTGACTAGAATACTATTCGGATCGGGCATATCTCAATCCTTTTAGTTTAGGTTAAATACTATACCCGGTATTTTAGATTATATCTTCTTGATCCCACTTAGATGGAGGATTGTTCGTTTGTGGTGGGTAGTCATCTTTATTGGTATCATCACCAAGATCGTTTATTTGATATTCGATATCTCTTTCTAGCACCTTATGTATCATTAGTTCTTCCTTATGTATTTCTTTAAGAACGGTAAAGTCCACAACATACGCCGCTATAATCTCACTTAATAATATAAAATTTGGTGTATTAGATATATTATTAACACTCACGTATTTGCGTGATGGTGTTGTTCTACCTAATTCACTCGTAATATTTGTAACGTTGTTCTCTGCTTGTGACCTATCTTTACAATATACTGTTAACTGTCCATTTTTAGTCCACACACAAGTTGCCCATTTGTATTTCATCTTAACTCCAATATAATGGATCACTAGAAAATCTATAACGACTAGCTTGTCTACGTTTAGAAAATCTACCTGGCTCGTCATTCTCTATTAAGTGGTCAATCAACATATGTCGGGGTGAGTCTTCATGTGGGTTCTCTAGAACTGCCTTTCCTAGCTGTTCTGACTCGGAAGTGTGAGGTAGGTTATAAGAATGAAGTCCTTGAGCTCCATTACCTATACCCCTGGTTGTATGTCTGCCATCGGGTGCCCTATAATCTATTATTATGCGTTTACCATGTGGATGCTCTGGGTCATGTATTTGATTTAATAAAACGTGGTGACCATTTATATTTAAAAACATTCCACCTCTAACCATATTTTCTAGTAAATCTCGGTATCTGCCATACATTATTAAATTTGTATTGTGTTGATCTTCGTTATCGTATTCGTCCCAAGGATAACCTACGTGTTCCTGGTGGTTTTTGGACAATACCCTATAACCTGTATTAGGAAAATCTTCATGACTATCAAACTTACCCCTGATAAAAAGGTAGTCGTGATATGCTCCTGGAATATGTACCTGAGTCCTTGACTCATGACCTAAATCTTCAGTTTTAGTTATAGCATTTAATCTATTTAGATGTTCTCTTATCTGTGGTGGTATCATAAAACACCCATCTTAATGTTAGGTTATATCCCCCCTATCCCACTTAGAAGGACTAGTACTACTTGAAGTACCACCTCCATTAATACCGAAGAAATTCCATCTATTGGGGGCACCAACTAAAGAGTTTGGCAGCAGCATTATATCACTGTTGTCAACGTGTCTGGTATCTCCTAATACTGGTCTAAGTTTATTAGGATTGGGTACAGATTCAGGACCAACAGATAGCGGAACACCTTCTGGAAATGCATGTAATAACCCCATGCCTATGGTTACACATCTATCATCGTGTCTTCCCGCCTCATGGTCGAATCTATAACCCCACATAGTAGGTTTGGTAATGAGCATTGATAATTCTTGTTCTAATGTCTGATCTTCTATAGGTATAATACGACCATTTTCTACATAATGTTGTGGTAACCTACCAGCATCTGGCGACCATGATACCATTCTATTCTGAATAGAGGTCTTCAATATTTGTGCCATACGGTAGTTAGCTTTCCCCCCCCTATACTCGAATCTAATAACACGTATACCAATTCTTTCGTAGTATATCGCTAGTCCTTCCATTTGTGCAGGGTCGACTATCAATGCTGATAGGTTAAAATTTTTCCTAACAACCTCTATCCATGCCTGTACGCTCCTGCCTTCCATATACCTAGGATCATTGTAGTTATCTTGTAATATAGGTATTCTTAATTCATGCGTACCTTGCCAGCAATCGAGACGATCTACGATAGCTTTATTAGTTTCTGGTTCTAGGTGCATAACACCTAACGAACACCTATCACGAACACCCCCATAGTCAACAACTGCGTAGTACTGGGTGTATCGTCCTCCATATGTACGCTCCCTAAGGTTGAAGTCCCTACATTTTAGACATTCTTCTTCAGTTAGGTATCCATGTTCTTCTCCTGGATCAACCCATCTATTTTTATATAGTCTATCACGTTCTCCGGGCATCATACCTTGAGATGCATCGGCTATCTTTGAATCATCCATCCACGATGGTAGCGGCTTACCTACTGGTGCTTCAAAGAACGACCAGTATTTAGATTTTTCACACCTATTGCGTTCTTTCCATTGCCAGCTACCTTTCAATCCTGCATTCGTGCTAACAACTAATACACAGTATGGACGTTTATTTATTGAACCTAATATAAATGACTCCCAAAATAATTTACTCTCTTCATGCTGCCAGTGTGTAAGTTCCTCAACTACAATCATATCTGGGAATGCTCCAGATTGTGTATATGCATTTTTTGTTAGAACAGATAACTCACCCCCACTACTACCAACAGCCTTTAAGTCGGATACCTGCATTCTTTCAGCTATCCAAGGATTATCAGAACATATACCTCTCATGGCTTTTGTAATGAGACTTGCTTGATCTTCTGTACCAGCACACACAACTATATTTAATCTCCTCCTACTCCAACCAAGTAACCAACACAATTGCCTTGCTGTCTCATGTGTCTTATCACTACCCTTGTGATAACCATTCCAGAACCACCTAGGACCATTATAGGTATTATTAATCCCAGCTAAAGAATCTATAGCTGGTGCAACCCTCATACTGCGTTCCCATTGCCATCGTTCTGCAATGAGACGGAATACTAGTTTCTTTGGTTGTGCGTCTACCACAACGTGAGATAGGAAATTCAAATAACCTAGCGAACTTTCGTAAGCAGCTAGGTTATAAATTTCTTCTAGTGTACTTTGTTCAGACATATTTACTATAGGTTAATAGGACAAGAACTTAATATCTATATTGCCATCTCTAAATAGACTCCCCAGTATCTATGAACTTAATATCTATATTATATTTACTTTTTATCTTAATAATTGGCCTTATACTAATGTCATTAGCTCTCCTGTTCGTTCCGTTTCTCCTAACTATTATATACTTAATAGGGTGGGCAGTTATGGGACAAGGAATACCCATAGATGGATGCCAAACTATCTTGGGAATCACATTAAAAAATTTACTACAATCTACTTGTATTTTTTCTACAAATCCTCTACTAAAACTAACCCTACTTTGAGGAATGTAACCATATATATTGTTAGGTATATTAAGGGATTGTAACTTATGTAATATTTCATCTTGTTTTTCTAGTAATTCTACCGATATGTGATACCATTTCATAGTATCTAGTATCGACATACCATTATCAACTACTACCCCCACTAATTTATTATCTTTTCTAGGTTGTGTTAGTTTATTGTGATTAGACAACTCTATTGATACCTTGATAAATTCCCCATACATCTTATCTACTTCGCTATCGCTATCCAGTAGGTAGTCTGCATACATTAATCTGGGAACATCCTCATCCCTATTCATTATCACACTAGTTAATAGTTCTTGACGTTCTGTCATAGTAATTCAGTAGGTTAGGTATTTATCCAATTATTCTAAATACAGTGATACAAATAATAATTACTGACACTACTACTACACACCCCCAATCATTAGAACTATTATTTTCATTATTCATAATTCCCCTCTACCCTTTAAATCATTGAACAATACTATGAACAACTTATAACATTCATCACATAAACTAACTTTATCCTCTGGCATACTACCAAAATTTCTCTCTGCTTCCGCCACCTTTAGGTACTCAGGCATAGAATTAAGAAATACATCATTACATAAGCCACAGGTGAATTCATTCATTGGCGGCTTATTTAAGGAATCCATCATCCCAAGATACCCCATATTCCTCAGTTTTCTTGGCTAGATTGTAAATTCACATAAACATATAGAACAGTGCCTCTGGTGGGTCTCGCAGCCCACAAGTACAATACACTTCTAGATTTTCACTAGTTAAGTTATATAGTATTGTACCAAACGGGTCTTAACCGCTCCGCTTTACTAATTTGCGTACAGAGGCATAGTCTTCCCGGTGCGACTTGAACGCACAACATACGTCTTAGAAGGACGTTACTCTATCCATTGAGTTACGGTAGGGGGAGGAATTGCACCTTCCGACCGCTTAGCTTCTATCTATACATAGTATACATAGTACAGATTTAGGTTCGCGGTCTCTATGGCCTACCGATATCCGCCCTGATGGAATTGAACCATCATTCGCAGCTTATAAGACTGCCGTTCTGCCATTGAACTAAGGGCGGTGAATTACTCCCACCTATTCACTGTTTTCGTACTCTTCTAGTTTTTTGAAGAAATCTTTTACTCGTATAGACCATGTAGACGAATTTAACTTAGCTTCTCGCAATAGGTTGATAGCTTCCATAGCAAAAGGTCTCTCTTTTTCGATAACATCAGCTATCTCACGTAGATCAGTTATCCCGCGTCTCTCTTTTTCGATAACATCGGCTATCTCACGTAGAATAGTAACAGGATCGTCAGTCATTGAAATTCGTTCGCGTCCCCTCAATTTCCTTATTGTTCTGAACATTTCGTGAATACTACCCATAATTAACCCCCTTATAGATTGTTTGTCAGTAGCTTATTTACACATCCTCGTACCATTTCCGGTTCGTACTTATCAGCCATGCGGCTTCCATCGTCTTCAGATATGTACGGAAACATTAATAGGTAGCATTCGATGAATCCCTGATAAAATGCTTTTCTCATGTCCTTGAATTCAGAGGTTCCTACAAGGATTGGTCGATCATCAGAGTTATTACGTAGGAACTCCATGTACATTTCATGAATGCTTTTCATTACCAATCCCTATAGGTTTATTCTATGGGCGATAGGTGTATTATATCAGATACGTCAATAGGTTATTGACAGTATCACACTGTCAATGACTAACCTATTGTATTTTGAGAGAAGTGAGCCATCAACTCTACTAGCTGTTTCCGTAGTGTTTCATTAACTCTGATTGACCATGTAGAGGAACTTAGTTTAGCTTTTTCTAATAGAATTATGGCCTCTTTTAATAGTGGACGTTCCTTATCAATAGCATCTGTTAACTCATTTAAGATAGTAGTACCACTCATCACTATTCCCCACTATTCACCATGATTCGGGTTAATCTCTTTCTCAGTTATAACACCGAATGATTTAATTTCAGATTCCCATTTCTGAATAGCTTCCTCAAACTGCCCCTCATCACCCAGTATAAACCCTAGTGTAATCACGATAGCGGAATATACAGCTTTCTTAGTCCTACCAATCTCCGTAGTCTCACTACACCTACGTTGAGCAGCAAGAAATAGATTAAAAAGTTCCATACATCTATATCTTTCACCACCTGATAAATTCATATCAATTACCTTTACTAAGTTTATCTTTGAGTTAACTATTATAGGTTAATTGTATAATATGTATACAATTAACCTATAACGAATTAACATAAAATATCATACTAAGAGTTTGATACTCTAACTGCCTCAGCATCTGACTCAGGTACTACCCTCACCACCTCAGCATCTTGAACATCAATAGTATCGGAAAGTTCTTTAGGTTTGTTCACATCATTAAATGAAACACCATTAGCCTCTAACTTCAGTCTAATGGCCGCAATATCATCAGGACTATATTTCTTCTGTTGGTTATGTTTGGAATACATACCATAGTGTTTCATTAATAGGTCTAGTGCCCCTTTAGCTGAGTGATAATCTCTATCTCGCATGGCATAGAGATAAATTCTCTTCATTTTTTCGATTACTTCTTCTTTCTCACCTTGTTTTTTAGCAATATACTTACACTCTTCTTCATCAATAATCTTTTGCACAATCAAACTTTTGAACAATTTAGCCGCACATGACTTAGCTACTTCATCCTTCATATCACCATTTTCATCAAAAACAGCCCTATAAGCCCTACCTGTATCATAGTCAATTAGGTATTCTCGAGCAAACCGCTCATGTCTACGCTCAATTACAGTTTTATTATTATTTTTCTGTAACATCTTAACAACGAGATTATCCATAGCCATAATCCTCTTAAAAGTACTATAGGTTAAATAATACTACCTTAATTATAACCTATTCCTCAATCTCAGCTTTAAGCCTAACAATCGTACTCTGTACATCCTGTAATCGTGGACACCCCGGAAGAAACCACCTACCATCTATCAAACTCTTCAATAAATTATACGTGTCAATAAGAACTGGAGAACAACCCTCTTTAGGATTAAGTTTACTTGTTGGTGGTGCGTACGATATAACAGCATTAGGATTAGAATTAGCATTAGTAACGCTTGATTCCATATCCGAGAGTTTCGTAGTTGGCCGGAAACTCTCCATAGGATTCCACATACGTAGGTTACTCTCTGGAACGATAACATCCCTTCTAACAGGTGGTACAGCCATTGCGGTAAACTCTGTACTACCCTGATTAGCTGGCACCAAACCTTGACCATTCATGATAGCTTTAAAAGCACTCTGTAATTGTACAGCTTGATCCGCTGATATACCTTTAGGTAATTCCAGCATCTGTGGGGAGTTAACAGAATCAGAATTCATAGGTTTAACTCCGCTATCTCCTTCAGCAGTTCCGATAATAACTTTATCCATATTATTTATTGCAAACTTATCAAAATCTGATAGTTCTCGCTTGGGCGGACCACTAGAACCACCATTAGGTACAGTACCACCCTTTAATGGTGCAGGCTTCTCAACAGGCATGACAACCACCCCTTATAATATGTTAGAGTTAGAAACAACTAGACAACAACCTAAACTATACAATGTTGTTTAGGTTATATTCCTGACCTATTGACCTAACTTGATTGTATAACGTCTTAAATGCACTTGTCAAGCGGAATCTAGCAGTTCTTACAGGAAATGGCAGATGGGTCGGAACATATTGTTCCATAACACCGATCCTAGGTAAGTACATTAACAAAGATTCCATATCCCTTAAATTTTTACCACACCTACTAGCTAAAGTCTTAGGCTCTAACCCCTCATCTCCATCACTACTAGCATCTAACAACACCCTCACTAAATCCATAGCCCAACCATCGCTGGTATCTAGTGCAACCTTATAGGTTATTGCAACTACCTGCCTATCTATAGGTCGTTGCATTACCAAAGCTAAAAACCTAATGAGTTTTACTAGTTGCTTTGATACACGAGCAGGGAGAGACTTTTCAGCAAAGCTTTCTAGACTGGAATTCCTGGATGGTCTGCCTCTCATACGCTCAATAAACTTAGCTAATGTACCTAGCTTTACTAACACATCATATGGAACCCCAGGTAAGGTAAGACTATTAGTATCTACACCTAACCTAAGATAGTTTATATATCCGCCAGTTAGTTGTCTAGCTCTGAGATAGTCAGGGTTATCTACACTCTCAGCAGAACCAGTTACTACACCTGACCCAGCTTGTTCTTGCATAGCTTTCATAACAATGTCGTCTTCTAACCTATCACTAATTCCCTTTACAATTATATAGTCAATAAATCTTGGACCTAGTTCGGTATCGTCAAAGTATTTAATCCGTGGAGTACCAGCTAATAACCACGTTCCCCGCCAACCTGAGTACGACCGTTTAATTGAGTTATTGTACACTTTTTCAATCTCTCCATCATATATAGCCCTAGCTTGTCCTATTATCTCCTCTGCTCTAGGATGAGTAACAAGTGTTGCGCCTTCCTTGGTAATCAAACATTTGTCGAACCATCGAGCTACTAAAGAATGATCCTTACCATCTCCCAAATCCATACCTGAAAAGAAACCATTCATACCATCGTTAAGTATTGTATAACGATCATTTGTTCCTAGTGCTTTACACAATTGAGATTTATAGGTTGATGGCGGAGATACTAACCTAACCCAAAGAGGCTCACCAACTCCTCTGACAGAGCTAACACAAGCGAGCGAAACAGCCAGGGCACCATGTAACTCGGGTGTCCACTTAGCCGCTAACTTGAATGAGTCTGTTAGCTCATTCCACGAATTACACTCAATAGGTCTAATTCGACCAACACCAACATTAGAACCACTACTAGAATTATTTGAACTACTAGAACTTGAACCTACAGGAGTATTAGAACTAAGCAACCATTCACCAGGAACAGGACGAACATAAGACAGCAATTTACCTATATCCTTTCCATCTTTAATCCAATCCCTCACATCGTATTTATCAGGTATATCTGGATCATATCCCTTACCGTCTAAATTCCAATCCAACCACGACACGGACAAGGGATGACTTGAACTATCATTCTGACTAGCCATTATTCCTACAGCACGTTTAGTACCTGATAGTGATGGTTGATAGGTAGTCTTAGTCTTCTCGTTAACCTTTGGATGGTCGTTATCGTATAGAAAAACAACATGCTTATTAGCAATATACCTAACCCAACCCTTATTGAATATCCCACACCCTGGAACACCTATCACCACATAATTACCGTTAGGTTTATTCCTCTCAAAAGAACTACCTGTATTTGAACCTAACACACTATCTAAAGCTACAGCATCCCAAACACCCTCACAGATATATATGGTTTCAGCTTCTTGTAGTTCCGTAGTGATGGCAGAACTACCGTTAACTATTCTAGGCAGATGGATACCGTGAGATTCACCCTCAGTGAATCCGGGAGTAATCCACAGTTCGTACCGTGGGGTTCCATCAGGTTTATTCTTCTGACGAGTACGGCGATATAATTGAACTATGTTCGGTGGGTGCTTTACCCCATATCCAGGTACTAGCCAATCACCAGTAATAACGCTCTTACATATACCCCATCGTCTGAGAGACTCAACAGATAGCCTTCTATCCGTGGATAGCTCTTGATAGTCTATAGGTTTGGTATTGGTGTAGGAAATTCTCCACAAATATTTGATAAAACCGTAGTGATTACCTGTGATCGGGTCGTTCTTATCATCTTTGTACTGATCCTGCCAGTTGCAAACCTTACAATCACTCCGAGAGGTGTTTGTATCGATGTAAAATTTAGGCTTATCACAGAACGGACAAATAGCCAACCACTCTCGGGTATCTCTGCGAACAAACTCGACACCATGGAACCGATAGGGGAAGATAGCCCTAGGCTCTGTGGTGGGGTTCCCACTACTACTACTAGCTGACTGGCTCTGTGATAGGTTTGCAGCAGGGATACTAGGGGTAGGGGTATCTTTCTGTGGCACTTTGGTACTACCTCTCTCGTAAAAACTGGGGTCGGTAAACAGTCGTGGAGAATTTTTCGGAAACTTTTTTCCTGCTCAAAAACACTGGAATTTCTGGCGTATTCGCAGATTCCGAAAGAGCATTAGGTGAAAAAACAAACTCCTGATATTGACAGTTAGCAGCTGTCGGCTTAAAAAGATCTTACCACAGTGGTCAAGGTGATCCACTGGGGGAATTAACCTATCACAGTTTTGAGGGGAAGTCATGGCAAGGGCACTGGTCAACGCGAACGAGTTCATCGGTCGCAACGCGAAGATGGACGCTCTGCTCCGATACGTCTTCGAGACCTGTGAAAGGCCGCACGGCCTCAATCCGGGCACGCTTCAGGTCTGGGAGGCGATGATGTTCCTTGGTGTCGTGAACTGCGGTGCAGACGGCCGAGCATGGCTTTCTGAGGGCGGCAAGGAACTGTTCAAGCTGGCGGATCGTGGGTCAAGGTGAGTAAAAACAGGTGTGACCAGCGGCAGGTAGGTGCAAGCCCTATCCACACCTCTCCCCAATGTCTGGGGAATTAACCTATCACAGTTTTGAGGGGAAGTCATGGCACGGGTCGAACAGTACTTGCCGGTTGGAACAGTGGTCACCGCTCGCCCACAGGGAGGAAAGGCGATTGAATGGACCACAAAAAGGGAGGTGACAATCGCGGATCATGTCCAACAGGATTGCCCGCTCGGGGGCAAGACAAAAACCCTCACCGGAACTTTTCTTCGCGACCGTCAATGCACGGTCAGCGGTGTGGAAATTTGGTTCTCGGCCCGATCACTCCGTCAGAGAATCGCGGTGGACAAGTGGGAGGTCTGTGATGATGCATACAACCACCAACTCACCAAAATCGACTACGATATCCCGACTTCTTTGGGGCAGGCGTACGCAGTGAGCGTAGCCGCTGAACTCCACAAAATTGGTGTCCGTTCATCAAATTCCTGTTGGTTTGTCCGCACCGGAGATACTCCCTACTATCTGTTAGGAGAGATGGAAGAGATGGGCGTACGCAAAGTTAGTGCCGACAGGATTGACCCATCAGAGACAAAAAAGTTGATTGCTCGAATGATAGTCGAATTGTCCGAGCAAGTAGAAAAATACGTTCGGGGGGCTAATGAGACTCTCGTGTCGGCAACGGCGAAGTTGCAAGAGTCACAAGAGAATGGAATAGATGAGGAGAAGGCGGTCAACGACTGCCTGATAGCTGCTAAAGCTTTGGAAAAGAGGTTGGAAAAATACAAGGAACAAATGCTCGCTGGAGCGAACAAACTGGGGATTCGCTCTTCGGCATGGAATGCTGACAGGCTATCACAGATTGCTCAGGTGACGGGCAGTGAGCTACGAAAACGGGCAGCAGCATACAAACGAGCGGCGGATATCCTAGTGCAGAGTACAGATACTGATTTGCACGCGGCTGGCATAGTCGCACAAGTATCAGCCCTACCAGCGGGGGTCATGGCTGATATTCTTCGCGAAGCTGGACATGAATCGGCAGCGGAAGAATTGACCGCTGAATACTCACTCCTGGATACACTGGGTGATTAGTACAGGAGTTAGAACAGGTGTGACCAGCGGCAGGTAGGTGCAAGCCCTACCCACACCTCTCCCCAATGTCTGGGGAATTAACCTATCACAGTTCACAGTTTTGAGCAACCCCTGACTGGAGACTGACCCGTGACGACCGACACCATGACCATGACCCTGCAATCGTTCCTCGCCGAGCATGCGATCTGCCGCGTGTGGTACGCGAGCGTCGCGTCCCCCGGCGGGAGCGAGTTGGTTCTCAACACCGACGACGACTACTGCGACTCGCAATCTCTGCTGGAGACACCGCCGGTCCCGGCAGCCCTCGACCTGGGGGGCACCGTGACCCGCGACGCGGACGGCGAGTACCGCTGGAAGGTCGATTCGCTCGCGGGCGTGGACTTGCGGGACTGCGCCAGGTCCACCGTCTACGACCTGACCGTCTGGGGCGATGTCATTCAGGGCTGACGACGACCGTCGCGAACACTATACGGACGGAGACCCGATCTACTCCGTCTGCAACCGCGACACGAATATTACTATCCTACTATCCTATCGTACATCATGTATAGGGTGTGTATCTCTGTGGGTGTCCAATGAATGTCAGACTATTAGAGAAGCTGTCGATCAGTGGCTAACTCACGGAGGGAGTGAGTGAGAAGACGGCTTACCAGGAAGTGGGATGAGGGTGGGGTTGTTGCCCTGCCCCCTTTAATCGTTTACAGGATGCTTCAGGATCGACGATCTACGTGCTGTGTGTGAAATCACTCAGGGGGATAGCTCGAATCGATCCTGGAGTGAGTAAACCTAACAGTAGGTAGAGTGGGGAGCAGGGAGCACTATAGGACGACACCTAGAACGTCTGATTAGATTAGAATTAGATAAACGATCATTAGACTTATTAGTTTTAGAATGATCTATCTTAGAGTGCCCTACTTTAGAATGATCTACTTTAGAATCATCATCACTATTTGGTATACCCCCTAACTTACCTATAACTAATTTATGTACTAATTTACGTATACCATCTTGAGCATTGTGTCCCATACTCCTTAACTTACGAATCTCTATAGGTGATAACCAGGTAGTAACTGGTTTCTTCTTTTTATTAGGACTAATTTTAGGTTTACTATACTGTTTTAAACCTAACACAGTATTAGATTTGGTACTGTGTGGTAAACCGCATCGCTTTTGAGCGGTGGTTAGTACGACCCTCCTGGATTTCATATACCGCATCGCTGTATCTGATCGTCCCATCTTCATTGCGGCATCTAATAGTTTTTTCCTACGATGTTCTGGTAGATTACCAAACTCATGAGCCGCTTCATCATCTAAACTTCTTCTACTACTATGTACTCTAGAATTAGCTGCGAGTGGTGGACCAACATCTGGTCCATGATGCATCCTAGCAAACCAATCTCCAGGTAGTTCGTCAGGTTGTGGTATATCTGTGTCATCGTATAACCAGTATCTCCATCTATGGGGTATAAATGGTCCCTCTGAATAAAGATTATGATGTTCTTCAGGTTCACCACGATCACTATAAGCAGTAGGTATTTTACGCATTAAACCTAATGCACGATAACCTTTTGCTCTTGGATCACCAATCTCCTCTAAGTGGTCAGCTAGTACCATCCTGGTATGATGGTCATCTGGATGTTGGTCTAAGTGAGCCTGCATAGCTTCTTCTGTATCTGTCATATCTGCACCAACACTTTCTTGAAAGAAATAATATATAGGTTATTTACCTATGGAAGTTACTGTTCTAGGTAACACCCCCCCAGTAGCCCAATTCTCTGCATGTCTTTCTACTGAAACCCTTATAGGTATATTAATACCTTTACTAGCAGACTCCATAATACTACGAATTTCGTTAGCCCTGGAATCAGTAAATTTATAATCGTTACCCACTATTGGAAAGTCAAACACGAGTTCATCATGTACAGTTAGTATCATCCAGGCATCGAATCCATTAGATCGCCATTCTGTTAGTTTTTGGTCACAGAGTACCATAGCTTTATTTAACACTTGTGCGGCAGTAGAACTAACATGATAACATAAAGGAGTAGTCGGTTCAACCTTACCATAATACCCACGTTTAGCCTGAATAGGAAACCCACGTTCAGGATCAATTGTCGTATCGGGAATAGTTGAAACATAATTTTGTTTCTCAGCCAATCTTAGCAAGTCTTTAGATAGCTTGTCGATCCTGGGGAATCGACTAGCAATCTTGTGGTAACCCCCTGATACTCGATATGTCTGATCTACCTTCTTTTCTTGTGCTCCATACTGCCTTGCAAAACTTCCATTTTTTGTCCATTGATACCAACTATCTTCAAATAAGGTCTTAACGTCTTTACCATGTTTCTTAAATAGCTCTGGATGTAGTGTATCGAATATTAGTAAGTGATAGCTACCATAATACGGTGGTTCTTCGGGATTGTCGAATACCTTTGCCATCTCTACTTCATTAGCCTCATATGCTGGTATCGCCAGTTCAATACCCGTATAGTCACAGCTATACCATATCCGCCCCTCTCGTGGACCGAAACACTTCCTAAGATTGGTTTTCTTATGTTTACTAACGTTAGCTTGGTTAGGATTATTATGTGAAAACCTTAAACCTATAGTACCAGTTGGATTCAGGTTAGGGTATAATGTAGCATACCTGGCACCAATATGGTCCAGGATTGGTTGTTCTTTATCTCGTATACAAAATCTTTCATATGCTCTTAAATAACCTAAAGCAGTATCATACTCACTCTTCTCATTTAGAATCTTAATAAATTTCTGTTCTAATGAATGTTCTGGTAATGTTAACTCATACTCCTCTTTAACTTCAGTATCAAATACTGGATTACCTAGTGGGTCTTTACTCTTACTTTCACTACGACGTAGAACAGGTAATCCCATTACCTCAAATACGAACTTATCGAGATTTTTGTTACGTCCACGTTTAGGTAATTCAAGTTTGTAGTTATACTCTTCAGCTATACCTATACAAATTTGTTCCAGGTCATTGGATTTCTCTGTAAACTCTTTCACCATTTCTAAATGAGTTTTGAGTTTATAGGTAATACCATGATGTTCCATCCTATGTACTACTGGAAGTATCTTCAAACGTTCCCGATATATCCTATCTAACCTTCGTCGTAACACCTCTTCCCACATTACACTTATTAACGGTATTAAACAGGAACTATCCACATCAGCATAAGTAGTTGCAGCTGTAAGCCAATTTTCATATCCATAACCTGCAGTCCACTTCTCACCTTCAAATCTGGCTATACACTCCGGTAACCATGTATCAGCCATCCATGCTTTACCTTCCTTATCACTATTACCCCTGGTAGAGGGTAATAATTGGTATCCCTCTCCGTCGGTCAAACCATCTGAAGCTAATTTCCAATCCTTCATATAGACCCTACTCCTACACAACCTCCTAGCAGTTTGTACGATAGTTTCCATCTTAGTTTCAAATGGTTTAATATCCCTATCTAAGTATTTTTTAACTACAGAAGTTAGGTCGTGATTTTCTTGAGAAGAAAGCATATGAGCCATAAATAGGGTATCTTCTACCTTATGCCATAAGTTCTCCAGGTTTATTCCAATAGCTCCGAGCATTTTTAAATCGAACTTTGCATTGTGGAACACCAACTTGTCTGCACTATCTAATAGGTTTTGTATTTTACCTACATCACTTTTATCGACTAAAACTTTTCTGGTTTTTGGATCGACTTGCCATTGCCATGTACGCTGTACGTCCCTATCATCACAAGTAGTAACTAGATACGGACGACAGCCGTGAAAAGTATCTAGTCCAGTCGATTCTACGTCTACTCCGAGAATCATAGGAGGTGTCCAATGGATGAAAGGAAAAAGGAAGAGAACGAAAAGGTTAAGAAGGAAGATAAGAGAATCAAGGAAGAATTACTCTTAAAGTACCTACTTGACCCTTTTACTACCTTCGACGAAGCTAAGCAAATGACAGAACTACTCGATAAAATTAAAGTTGATCCTAAATCCCTGTACCCTTTTCGTAGAATCCAGCGGGTAGTTCCTTCCAAATCGGTTCTTCAGGTGGGAGTTTAGGTAGCGACTGCTCTAGGTTAAATCTATCCAGAGCAGTCTTAATATACTTCCAATGTCTCTCTTGCTGGTCTGGTGTAAATGAAACACCATACCCATCTACTAAAATTGCTTCGGGTTGTGTGGATTCTGGTACAGACTGTATAGGTTCTAGTGTAGGTTGTATAGGTTCTGGTACAGGGTCAGATTGATTGTTCACATCTTTCTTAGAATCTTCTGACATATAATTAACCTATAAGTTAAAAGAAAAATGGGTAGAGATATTTATATCTCTACCCACTTGTTAGTGCAATTGTTGGGGATTCCTGAACAACCCACTAACTGCTATGGTTTTTGGAAGCGACGGATTCCGGGTACTCATAGCTAATCCCATAGCACTAGGTTACGAGCAGAATAACCTTATTGGTCCGCTACCGACCACCACCTACGCGGCCATAGATGGACACCTAAATATCGATTACTTCAAAAACTCATCAGATGAATATACAACAAATTCTTCAGTCTTTTTAGCTAGATTCTGGATAGTTATTTTTCCTGTTTCATTATCAATTGAGATTACTTTACATTCCCGTTCTTTCAGCCTCTTTGAACTATCCTTCTTATCTGGTGGTGAGTAGGTATAAACCTGATCTAGTTGAATAACCCTTGCAGGTTTTTCAACAATTGTTGTAGTTTGCTTTTTACCACCAGTTCTAACCCAGTTACCAACCTCTTCCCAAGAAGAACTCTCGTTAACTTCCTCATCAGTATAACCTAAAGCTTTCGCATATTCTGTTAACTTATCATGAGCTTCACTATCCATCTTCGTTGCACGAACAATTAACGAACCAATATCATCAGAATCGCTATAGGTTATATCACTATTAGATGGTGGGAGTGAACCCATTCTTTCGGTCCAAGGAGCAGTATCAGGTGGGGGGTTAACCATAAGCCCATTATTATTGATATAGGGAAGAGTAGAAGAACCATTAGTAAGAGTAGAATCAGGGGGACGAGTAGAGGTAGGGGGAGTAGGGAAAGAAGCAGGAACAGGAGCACCAGTAGGATTGGTAGGAGCAGTGGTAGCGGCAGAACTACGGATAGCAGACTTTTCCATATATCCTGGAATAGCTGCGTACCAGTTTTCCCAAGGCCATACGGTAGCTGGTTCTCCAGTTTCCGGATCGATTTTAGGTGGTCCCTGTGGTTTCTTAGGCGAAGTAGAAAATTTAAAGTAGATAGGTTTATTCTTTGTTGCTTGATTTAGAAAATCAACAACCTTGAAGAAATTCACATTCCTGCCATCACCTAGAATACTCTTACCACCCAAGCCAACTAAAATAGCCTGAATACGAGCTACAGATTCCTCAATGTTATCAACAGAATAGGGAATCCACTGCCGAGTAAAAGAACCCTTGATATACTGACCATTCCACATATCTGGATATTCAATTTCAGCAACAGCACGAAACGACTCCCTGTTCTGTTCGTCCATATCAAAATATGCTTCAATGAATTTAGCTATCCCATTTTTGATATTATCTGGGAGTGGTCCACCGCCTGTGCGAATAGGATCATGGAGATGTTTTACAACAACCTCTTTAACCGCCGTTGATTCTAGAAATCGACTGGTTGTGATTCGTTCGGCCATTTGGACATTCCTTAAGGGTTATAGGTTAGAACACTGACTACTGACTACTGACTACTGACTACCACTAGCTGCTAATACCATTCAACTAATTAATAGTATACCACGACAGCTACTATCTGTCAATACCGTCAAGTTATCGTCGTGATTTTAGATATGTCCCTCCTACAAAGGTATAGACTAAAGCAGTACTTACACCAGATAGAAATATGATTACCAACATAACTAACAAACTACCAGAACTAAAATCTACAGTATGTTCCATTTGTGGTTCCTTTTGTGGTTCCTTTTATAGTTCCCTTGGGATTACGTTAGGTTAATTTTTTAGGATATAGAAAGGCTGATTGTCCTTTATAAACAATTCGTAGTACACCTATTCTAATAAGTAGGTCAGTTCTAAGATATCCATACTGTTCAATATATCGATTTAATCTCATATTACATCTCCCCCTTAATAACCTTTAAGATTTTCTCGTAGGTAGGATCTACGATGAAATCAGGTAGTGGTGTTGTGATGTTAATCGACCTACGAAACTTAGTTCGATAGATAGGATCGGGACCAACTCTCAATACATATTCAGTACCTACTTTAACTTTGGTAGGTATAGATATATCTCCCATCATTTGTTGTTGTGTTTCTGTCTTATCTCGAATAACCGTTTGACCCATATAGGATACCTCAGCATTTAAAAAATCTGATACAGATTTACCTATAGCACTAGAAATATTGGGTTTCAGGAATTCACTCATAGCAGGGGAAGTACCCTCATCGTGGGTTAGATTCACCTCATGGGAGTTAATTACTATAGATAATTCATTAGACCTAGGAATATCTAAAATAGCTTGTAGCATCTTCATTAAATCATGAGAACATTGTATCCAAACATCCTTCCACTCTTTACTAGCATATAAGAACGGTTTACTAGCTGGAACCTCTTTTCCTTGTGCGGCAAATAGCTCTACAATACGGTTTTTACGAAGTTTCGTAGCTGTGTCCAATACTATTGTCCTATATCTTTCTCCAGTAAATGAGCCCATACCCAAGAACTTTAATTGTTCTTTGAAACTGTTACCCTTGTCTTGAGAATTAACCACTTTACTGAACCCCCACTGTGACCGACCACTAACAGCATGCTCCAAACACCTGTAATAGTCACTAGCAGTCTCAATATTAGCTACATCTATTCCCGGAACACCAACGATACTATCAGTTCCCACTTCAGTAGCAATTAACAAAAGTGGTTTAGGAAAGGTACAAGCGATTCTAGTCTTACCTGTTCCTGGATCACCGTACCAGCTACATTTTAACCTATTGTAGTTAGTAGACTCTACTGGTTTTATAAGTGAACCTATGTTATGGGTTCCGTTTGAGTTCGTCTGTATTTGTGGAAATGTTGGGTTTATCTGTGTGGTACGGGATGGCATCTGATGTTTCCTGTTCTGGGGTGTAAATAGGTTGGAAAGACTCACATTCTAAACAATAACGGTTAATTACGGTAGTTGACTGCTTACAATAGACACAATAACTAGCAACTACCTTGTTAGGTTTATTATTCATATATTAGTTATTTTCCTAATGTACTTTATCATTACTTCCTTGTAACTAAATTACTGGTATTGGTTTTCAATTCTGTAAACATTTCTGTACATTCCTCTAAATTTGCTGTACTCCCAGTAAGAATATAATCGTCATATTCTGATCCATAATCATTTGTTATAGATGGTATACCAAAGGGAGTAGTATACTGAATATTGTCCAGGAGAGTCGTAAGAATATTACTAGTCCATGACGCAGATGATCCAGGACTTCTAATTAGTTGCTCCTTATAATTGATAACAGTCTGGCAATCCCACCATATACATAATCTCTCCAAAGTTGGGATTAGGGTTTCTTTTTCAAAAACTTCTATATCTTCTTCACTTTTCTCTGTTTCCCACCTAAAGAAATACGTCTCTGGTTCGTCCTGTATATATTTCGCTAACCTATTATAATACTGATCGATAGACTCATTTTTTGTCTGTCTGATACTCCCCTTACCACCAGATAATGGTCTTCTAATTACGTTATAACGAATGCCTTTTACTTTATTACCATAAGTATGTCTCAGTGCAATCAGGTATATCATTGTCTGTAAGTCATACTTTAATTGTCTCTCAATTTTACTAACATCTACCTCGCCTTTAGTTTTTGTATCTCCTAGCCATATTTCGGAGTTGTCGTCATCTATCCAATCCATTTTTCCACGTAGATATACCGTCCTACCACTAGGTAGTTCATACGGAACACAAAATACATGTTCCTTAGCTATTGGCCTATTACCAAACTTCATGGAATGGTAGTTCTTTTCCCAATAGCTTATATAAACTGGAAACTGACATAGACATACACTATACCATTTATAAATCTCTTCTTGAGAGAAAGGATATAACCTACAGAGTTGTTCGGCATATTCCTTTAGTGCATAGGACCAACCTAAATTACTTCCAACCCCAATATTCGATGAGCTATATAACTCATCACATAGGTGAAACATATTTCCATATTCTAGTTTATGGTTAAACGTACTCCTAGGTTTTAGCTTATCAATAATAAATACTTTGAACCGTTTTGGACATGCTAGGAATTTACCTAACAGACTTTGTGTTACTCCACCATTGGGAGAATTTACCTCTGGACCATCCCAGATAGGTTTAGTATTAACGTTCACGTTAGATAGTGGGTGAACGTATGGAACGGCATTATTCGGATTGGTATTATTCATGTTTTTGTATTAAGTTTAGGGGTTAGGGGGCTAAGTAGTTGGTCAAATCATTACAATAATAAATTCGATACTGCTTGACTAGTGTAAGTTACTTTATACTCAGGCCATAGCATTACCATATGATCGTAGTTTTTCTTAGCCTTCTTTTCATTATCTTTTAATTCTGGTGGGAATTCCTGTTCGTATATTAACTTATCCTCATCCCACACTCTAACGACGTAGTACATTAGTCTATATCTCCCCTGGAGGTTTTAGGTTGTATCTTTATTCTTTTTCCTATAACGATTATTGTGGACTTCGGGACACGGATCAGTTGTTCCATGTACCTTTATTACAATATAACCATCACATACGGTTACAGAAATCAGGTAACCATGTCTTTTAGCTGCCTTTCTACTATACTGAGCGAAAGTATGGTCTAGACCGTTATAGTCTTTATTCCTAAATAACTTTACTTCCCTGTTTTTAAACCAACTGAACCAGTTGTATCTCCTACCCTTTTTTAGATTACAATTATTAACCACTTTACACACCTCTAGTATTTTTTACCGTGCATGTACTCCCTACTCTTGTTGTACTCCATTTTAGCTAATGTAATACTGGCTAAATTAATGTCATACCCACCACAGAAATCTAGTAAGCGGATGAATAAGTCCGCACATTCTTCTTCCATCGAAGTAATCGGTCTGGGTGATTTGGTAGAAGTAGAATCAAAAATCCTTATTGGTAGTAACTCCTGTTTATTTGGTTCTCCTTGTAGAAATTTCTTTTCACAAGGTGGATTACCTTTCCTATGTGCTTCTAACAACTCAGATAATTCCGAATGCATCAGAGCAACCTTACATGGTACACTAGCTACTTCAAAGTTTTTCCAGAATCCGTTTTTTGCAGCTGTTTCGTGACATTCCTTAATTAGTTTTTCCATAATTTCTAAAAACATGGCAGATTCAAACATCTGGTCTCTACCTTTTGTGTTAGGTTAATTGACAACGACACGACCATACCTATATCATGACATGTAGCAACTGTCAATAGTAACAAAGGAATAAGGACAAAACCATGAGAATATACAAAACTTTAATAGATTATGGGGATAAAGCTAAGAAAACTAAATTTCATTTTATTATTTCTAACTTGTCTGGGGAATTGATGTATAGCTATGATATAGGGTCTTATTTTTACGATAAAGAGATATTTACCTATTGGAAACCTATTGCAGACTTAATTTTTGATAGGTGGATGATAGAAAAAGTTACAGGTGTACCAGTACCTTACGGATATGATAGGTTAAAAGAATTGATATATGGTTCATCAGATACAGAAGATATAATTATTTAATACTGCTATCTAATACCTGTATTGGTATTAAGTATTGGTATTAAGTATTGGTATTAAGTATTGGTATTAAGTATTGGTATTAAGTATTGGTATTAAGTATTGGTATTAAGTATTGGTATTAAGTATTGGTATTAAGTATTGGTATTAAGGAGAATCTTTTCCCACCCAACCGCCCTATATTATATATATAGGTATAGAGGTATAGTAGATACTTAACATAAGACATATACTAAACTACCAGTCAATAGTAGTTTTCGGCCGACCATCCCCCATTGCGAAAAACACATACCACTACAGAAAACACACCTATCCCCAGGAATACACACCTATCCCCAGGAATACATACCTATACCAGGAATACATACCTATGATAGAATTCTATACCCAACTCAAAAAACTAGGACATAATACCTATTATGAATATCTCCAGTCCGATCACTGGAAGGAGTTCCGTAAAAAGTATTATAGGTCAAGAAAACGCAAATCATGTACACTATGTAAATCACGGAATGACATACACCTACACCATATAACCTACAATAGATTAGGGAGGGAACAGTTGAACGATGTTATACCTCTATGTGGGGAATGCCATGAACTAATACACGAACATTTGACTAATAAGTACCAAAGCAAGGTAGAACATACTAATTCCGTAATCGCTCTCCTTAGAGCAGAACAACCCATTAGGGGTATACCGCTACATAGGTCCACCAATCGCCGTGGAAGAAGAGCTAGGGCCATAGGAATCGATCCTACTGAAGACCAATGAACCCCACATACCACCAGATAACCGGATATGTTATTTCTCTCAAAAAAGTTGCTTTGGGGCTGGACAGTGTGTAGCTGTCATGCTACTATGTTACTGGTTAGGTAGGGAATTAACCTAACGAATACTTGATAGTTTGATTTAACCTATCACACTTTTGGAGTACTACGATGGACGATCAACTGGACATGGGTATGGAAGCTATGTACAACCTTAATAAGAATGTTGAGTCTGAACAGATCGAATCTGAACAGACAAATGCGTCTATAGGGGACGTACTAGGGGAAGGTGGTGAGACTATTAGTACGATAGATGAACAGGAGAGTACATCAGAACAGGGCAGTACATCAAGTACAAATAATGATACGACAGATGTAGTCAGTAATTCACCTATCGTAAATGATACTGAAGATATTAAACCTATACGAAAAGGGAGAGGAAGACTACCATTAGGGCCAAACGTACTGAGGCAGACTCAATTGAGGGTGTTAGCGGCATTGTCTGATAAGGAAGCAACTAATGGAACCAGTTCGTTGAACATCGATCAGATATCGGCTATCACAAGGGTATCGGTTCCAATGCTAAAACAGGGATTAGGATCAAACAATCCAGAGAAGAGGGAAGCACACGATAGACAATATGGGTATAAGTCTTTGATCTCACACGGGTACGTCTGTGTGGTCTATGCTGGTGGTGTCTATCAGTACTATCTATCGCCCATTGGTCAGAGGAAGTGTGACGATCTAGAGGACGAACTTATAGCCATTAGGATGAAGGAACCAAGAGATGCTGGACTATCGATCCGGCAAGGACCGAAAAAACCTAAAGACTTTCGAAGGAGATATACCAAACGGCTACCGAAGAGGGTGGCCAAACACGAAATCGTCGAAGTTGATCTATCGCTTTGCGTTCAGAAAAAGCCCGAATTCCGGGCACCTGGGAGGAATCTGTAAAAATTCCTCCCAGGTGGGTTGACAGCTACTAGCTGTCGGGATAGGATACTCTCGCCTAGGTGGTTCCGCAGTGGTTTCACCAGGGCGAACACTCTAAAGGAGAAGAATCGTGTCTAGACGGAAGGCGAAAATCGAGAAGCAAGTCCCACGTCGTAGGCAGTGTGTAGTGTGTGGGTTCACATCGTTTAGGGGGGACGTAGTTCACGGTAGGTTTATGTGTACAGCATGTGAGAAGCAGATGGTTGAAGATCAGTGTCGAGATTTTGAGGAACGAGAGTACGGGGAGTTCCTACGAATTTCAAACAATCTCGATAGGTTTGATAGAGATGGTAGATTTGCATAATCATTAACCTAACTGATATTTTTAAACCTAACCAACACCACCAACCTAACCTGATTCAGGGGATATCATGAAAACTCGTATAACACTCAACTTCGCTGAGCAAACCAAAATCCGAGAATATATTATCGCTAACCGTGAGAGACTGGAAACTACTAAGGGTATGACCAGACAGGATTTGGCGGACGAATGCACAAGACTACTTAATCGACCAGTAACCATTGGTAATCTGCGGAGCATCGAACCATCAATAGAACCACCGCTAAATATCCGTACACAGGAATCTCGTGGTTATGCTCCCAGCAGAGAGCAGATAGAGAAGTTGCGAGAAGAGGTAGTTCAAGATATTTCAGAACTATCTAAATCAGTCACATTGATTGAGGAAAGATTGACAGTACAGGAATCCTCACTGAAAGAAATCCAATTAGAATTCTCTGACCGTATGCGAAAATTCGATGAAGCTCTGTCTGTATTGTCGTCACTAGAATCTGAGTGGAAACGTGCCGCGAGTCGAATCGCTGAAGTCTCACGAGCGGTACAGGATACACAGACTCAGGTATCCAGAATTATTACAACTATTGATAAGGCGAGAGTGGTTTCGGCTATCAATGATGTGATTGAGGAACAGACCAGGTTTAGTGATATAAAGGCTGTCAAAGGTGAGGAACTGGGAAAGGCTGTGATAGTGCCTACTAATGGGAAAAAATAATTTCCTCCCAGTCAGTTGACGGTTGAGAGCAATCCCTATATCATACCCTCTCTACTAGTCGATACTGACATCTGACACCTGACACCGACTGAAGCCCCATTGCTGGTGGGTGGGGTTTCGGTCGCTGCCAGAATGATTCTGGAGCGAATTCCGTAACAAACTGTGAAAGGTTATTTTGATGCCACCGCGTACACTCAACAACGAACCGATTACATCAACTACTAAAGGAAAAATTATGAATGCGTTGGAAGAAGGACAGGAAGAGGCTATCGGAAGTGGGGGCAATGAGGGCAATGAAGGGGGTAAAGCTAAGTCCCTGAAACCACCGATTGTAGAACCAGAACCAATTGAAGAACTCAATAAGGTTATCTACCCACAGGTATGCGTCACTGTGTGTGGTGCGCCAGAAGAAACTGGAGTGACTGAAGAACTCGCACAAAAGGTATCAGCACTCTTTTTATCAATTGGTGTCGATAATCTGATTGCATATGCTCCACCTCTCACAGCAGAGGATGCGATTGGGATTATCGGTGCCGAATGGGAGCCAAAAGACACGAACGTGAAGTTCAAGGATAACTATGACATTGTAGATATTTACGGTAGGAAAATTAGATTCCACCGAAATATCCGGAACCGTCCGATCTATAAGTCAAACATCGACGATCGCTGTCAGGATATTCTGAATAAAAGATGGGAACTCAACGGCGAACCCATCATCATTTCGGATACAGGTAATACTCTGGATGGACAGCATACCCTACCTGCCCTGATTCTGGCGCAACAAAGACTAGAAACTGAAAAGGATGTTACCGGTACTCTAAAGTGGGCTGAGAAGTGGCCTTCAGGAATCATATCTATTCCTAAGGTAATTGTTTACGGAATTAAGGGTACTGATTCCGTAATCAATACCATGAACACCTGCAAACCTAGGAGTTTCGCGGATGTTCTTTATCGCTCCCCATATTTCAGTGATTTACCAACTCACTCGAAAGATGGGTTAGATAGAAAGACGGCAGCAAGGGTTACCGACCATGCCGTTAAGGAAATCTGGCAGCGTACTGGTCTGTATCAGGATGGATATTCTGCTCGCCGTACCAACTCCGAAGGAGCAGCATGGATTGAGTCTCACGGAGGAATGGTCGGTAAGTTCATGGAGTGCGTCAGGTTTATTCTCGAAGAAGATCAGTTCGGGCATATTAGTAGCTATGTTCCGTGTGGAACTGCTGTAGCTTTAATGTGGTTATCAGCGTGTGGTAGCTCTGATAGTGCGAAATATTACGTCCTTCGCAATGAAGATCGTGATATTGAGGCTTATGAGAGCCTAAGCTGGAAGAACTGGAAAATTGCCAAACAATTCTGGTTGGAGTTTGGCAATCGAGAAGCCGACCGCATCGTTAATGCGGGAAAGGAAAATGAACGGCGGGAACCTGGAAAGGTGACGGGTGACCTAAAGGCACTTACTGAGGTTCTTGTTGAGATGGGTGCATCAGAAGAACCTATGATTCGCGAGAAGGATTTCGTTATCGCGAAGGCATGGAACCTATGGCTAGAAGATAAGCCAATTACAGTAGGTGCCTTAAGGATTAAAGAGAGTGATTACGGAAAGCCAGACGAAAAAACTGGTGTCCGTAAACTGGACAAAAAGAAGCATCTACAGTTTGGGAATATTGATATCGGGATCGATCGTATCCCTACAGAGAGGAAAGTTAAGGAAGCCGACGCAGCTACTCAGGCCAAACTGAATGCTGAAATAGAAGAAATGAAACGCCGGACTAAGGAAGGTCTGGGCGATAAGAAAGAAGATGACGAATCAGTAACGAGTGATGTTTTAGGTAATATTAAACCTAAATCCCAACAGGATTGTGAAGCATTACATGCTGCTCATCCAGAGTTGCAAGTAATACTCGTAAAAACCTATAACGGAAATTGCGAAACTTGGGGACAAGGTTCGGTAGTATTGGCAGAGATACTAAAGGTTCCCCCAGTAACGCACCCCAATAATTCTCTATACCTGAAACTCAGTGTAGATGATTGGGACGCAATTTCTAACAGGGTTACTGATCGTGGATTTGCCATAGGTCTGGCCGAATCTGTTAATGGTAGGCCGGAAATTATTATGACCAGCAAGCCATCACCTAGGAATGGGAATGGGCAGAGGAAGCGTTAAAGTGTGTTAGGTTAAATCCTACCTGAATAATGTACTATTCAGGTAGGATTTTTTACACCCTATTTGGTGGACTATGGAAGACTTAATTATTAACCTAGAAAGAAAGTTTGGACCATTGATAGGAAATACAAAGCTAGTAGCTACTGACTATTGTAAAGAACAAAATGATATTGATTCCTCAATATTAGCAGCATGGTTAGAGAGTGGGGAAGATTTTTCCGTACTTGAAAATATCGATAGGGATAGGGGTGCTCGTGTGGAAAGTTTTTGTTGTCGTTTCTCCTGGAGTTTCCTGCATGTCGGTCCCCCGGATACATTACTAGTAGTAATGAGTAGAAGAGACACCGCAATAGCGCATACCACAATAGCCTTCAGAATCATAACAACTAACCTCATAACCTTAATTCCTCAAAGTCCTTTAAGAGATGGGCGAGTGAGTAAGGTATACTATCTTACTACAACAATCAATATCAACCCTGGACGAGAGAGTACGCCGATTCCTTCATACTCTGGTGGTCCACCTTACCACCCTACCCCCTCATAGCTCGTCCAGGGTAGTTCTATAATATCCTATTAAAATCCGAATGCTGCTTCTAGGTCGGCTAGAATTTCGGACCAGCTTTTACCAGCTTTCAAGTCCGAAAGTATTATAGGTAAAGCTACTGACCCATACTGAATAACTAATTGTAGAACATTTAACCAATTAATAGAACCTAAAGCATATTTATTAGACGCGGAAGCAACATTAACAAGGCTACCATTAAGGTATGATAGACTACCAGTAAATCCAGTTGTTGGTACAGGGGGGGTCGGTGTGGGGGTAGGGGTAGGTGGAGCAGGAGGTACAGGAGTAGGAGTAGGAGGAAAAACCCCTACCGTAGTTGGATTACGTGACCAAGCCTCAAATGTAACAGCTAACATAGATTCCTTATCTATTACACCTACGGTACTCCATGTAAAGGCCAGAATACCGGGTTTAGTTGGATCAGGAACACTACTTAGTACAGGCATATTAAGAAATTTATAGCAGTCGGCAATAGTCCCATACCCTGTATAACAAATACAATGATCTTCATCCTGCGGACTAGCCTGAGTAAATCCAGTAGCAAACCACCCATTAGTAGTTCCGATTCCTGGAACATTTTGTAATTGTGCAGATGCTACACCTATTTTAATTGGTCCCTGAGTAATGGCCGCTTGTAAATTCGCATCGTTTGTCCAATCTACAGCAGTATATGGGCCATCTTCGTAGGTCTTTCCAGAAGCATCTGGTAGACCATTGTACTTCATCTCATCCATTACATCGGTAAGAGCAGCACCATTCAAGAAACCATATTTATCTGCCCATGCAATTACACTTTGTTCCGTGATAAATAATTCAGGTAAGCCACATAAAATAGAATATGCTGCTTTGGCATACGCCTCTTCTGCCGTTACACAATCACCATACTGATCGTTACCCCACATAGATAACTGCGTAGGCACAATTCCAAACTTATCCGGAACCCCCATCAATGATGGTAACGGTTTAAATGGAGTAGCAGCAGCTAATTTATGTCGTGGGGTTGACTTAGCACCTGTCTTAAACTTTTTCGGTGGCATAATTTCGTCTGGCATTTGTAGTTCCTTAAAAGGTGATACTAATTTAGTAGGTGGCTTGTTTGGATGGGTTTTAATCTAGGAAAGATTTACTTATCTAGATTCTGTTAGGTTTAGTTGAATTCTGTTAAGTTCAATTAAATGGGTTAATTTTTTGAAGATTGCAGTTGTTTTTCTAAAACACCCAATCTTCCCCTCATTTCTGCCCTATCCTTTTGTGATTCTTCCATTTGTTCCATTAATTTTTTATGTCCTGTTTCGCACTCCTTTAAAGCTAGTAGTGTTTGTTGGTGTTGCTCCTTACAATAGTCATGTTCTACCTGTAGCTGGACTAATTTTGCATCCATAACCAGCTTATCCCTAGCTACCTGCCTTGCGGTCATAGCTGCCCATTCTCCACGAATCATACCAGCTATAGCTATTGTGGCAGCAATCCAACTAAGATGATCCGCAGCCATAATTAAATCCCTTTAATAGACTAAATTATATCAAGTTATAATATACATGTACAGTATTATTTTCAATATTTGTTATGAATATTGTGTTAAATCTATTGACATACCCTCAGAAAGTTCAGGCTATACCTACTTCTCCTTCAGCTTCAATTGTCAAACTGCTAGAAGCTGATGCCAAACCTGTTAGGTAATCTCCAACATCTAACCTTACTCTACCGTACCAATCTAACCAATTAGTACCTGAAGTTTGGGCAGGAACAGGTGACGAAGAAAATGCAAATTCTGTTCCGGCACTACTCCCACCAGTACCACCAATAAACAGCGAAGCATTAACAGAGCCAGTAGTTTTATTAACGATGCGGATATGAGTTAATAGAACATAAGTATTAATATAGTTACCTGATGACCAGGCACCACCATTAAGTACACCACCGGTTAATGTACCTGGATTAAGGATATTTGTAGCTCCAGAAGCCATAGCTGCTGGACCCATACGAAATGGTTTATTCTGCATAACAAAACTCCTTTAGGTTAAAAATACAATTAAGTTAAAGAAATATAAGAGTCACTATTTGAGGTAAACAACCTAATTCCGTGAATTCCTGCTGATAATGTTATTGTATTGCTGTTACATACTACACCATCGATTAGTAGTGTATAACCTACAGGAGAATGAACACTTATTGTATATATTTTTTGAGAAGAAGATATTACTATCCAGCCCATCCAGGGGCCATGCCAGTTATATCCTACCTCTGCGTTCATTTCTGTTAGGTTAGACGGTAAAAATATACCATTAGTAGGGAATACTGTAGGTGTAGTAATTGTTCCATTAACTAAAGGGTAGTTATTTATACCGGTTATAAATCCTTGTGTAGCTTGGGGATCACTCCAGGTAGGCCAAGTCTCATAAGTTCCTTGTGCGTTTTGTTGTATACCAGCTTGTTGAGCAATAATACCTAATTGTTGTTGTGAGGTTATAGCTCTGGAATCCGCATATCTAAATAAATTTTGTATACCTGTTCCCCCATCATCCCCACCTAAACCACAACCACCTTCATAACATGTGGGTATTAGTCCATAAAGAATTGCCCATAATGATTCACCCCTTAAAATTGTGGATATTGCTGAAGATGTGGTATTATTTGGGCAACCACTATTATAAATTTCATCTACAGAACCTAATATAAAATCCTTAAAGTATACTGTTCCTGAACCTGTACTTAAATCCGCTCCCTGAATAAATATTGATATTGTTTCTCCTGGAGTTGCTGTAAAAGGCTTACTAGCGTAATAATGGGATTTAGTCCAAGATACTAGTTGTGCTGACCAATCAGTACCATTTCCTTGCAGTGGTATATATGGTATCGGTTGTGAATAAGTTGGTTGTCCTATATTAATAGCTGTAGTCGATGTTTGTACCTTAAATACTTTTATACTTAGATTACCACCTATTGAATTTAGGGCAGTAAATAACAAACAATAATTATTGGATACTTGAGTCTCTGGTGCAATAAACGTCAAGTTAATTGTAGAATTGTTGCTTATATAAGATACCACTTCTCCATTATATGTGGTTTTACCTGCTAAATTTGTATAGGTTATTTGTGGTTGTATATCGGTACAACCATCAGGGTTATTAGCTGTGTAATAACTAGCTCCCCCAGCAGCATGTAAATAATCCGGAATTGGTCTAGGTGTAATACCTAGAGGTGGACTAATCGTAGCTGGACCAGGAATTTGAGAAAATGTACTTTCTGCCCATACTAGGGGACCAGAAGCCGTATTATTAATATTATCGTATTGGTAAAAGAACGCTATCTTGAGTCTAGTATTAATTTGGGTAGGAGCAATATTACGAATTATTTCCGACCATTGAATAAGTCTAGCTATAATCCATCTACCTTGATTAACTGAGCCAATTAATTTACCCAGGAGTGTTCCATTATTGTACTCATGAGTAGCCTGTGATAGTGTATTCCAATAATCTTGATAAAATGGGTAAGCAGTATTCCATAGCTCATTCCCCATTTCAAATAATACAGTTAATGATGGGTTTAGTGGTGCCCAGGTAGGATTAGATTGATGACTTGTATAAGGATTTATACCGTCTGATCCGTATAAAATTGTCTGAATAAGTTTAGTAAAGTAATCATCAGATGCTAGTGGTGGGACTGATAGATGTAGATTCTTGTTGGTTGCGTTAGCAAAAGCTATACAAATTTCCCATGATGGACCATTACTAGTAGAACTTACTACACCTGCACCATTCCAGGAATAAATTACACGATTAGTTATGTCAGGGTATGCAGATGTATTAATTGCACGGTTAGTTGCGATAGGATATGGGGATGTAGTTTGTTTACCACCCTTCTGATTAAAAAAAGACGGTAAAGTACGATCTAACCATTGTACTTCATTGTTACCTATACGTTGAAATCGGAGTGTATTGTATGGTCCGGAAGAATAAGCATTAAGAACTATAGTATCAAATAGAGTACCAAGTGGGTAGTGTACAGCAGCACCCGGTTTAATTGGTTTCATTATCTGTAGGTTTTTAATACCACCCACAGAATTAGTAAAAATAAAATAACTAGCATTCCATTTGTTATCGAATACCTCTATATCACCTAATGTAGTATTAGTAGATTTATCGTATTCCCAATAACCTAGCTTACAATTACCTCTTACTGACGGAGTAGCCTTTCCTATGAATGAAAATGCACATTGACCAACCATTATTGGGTCAACAGATAACCCTCCTAATAAACTTTCTTGAAATACGTATTGACCATCTGATAGTGGCCATCCATTACTATCTAAGGACGTTAGGTTAGATGTACCAGCTATAGTTAACCAGGAATTTCTAGCTCCCTTAACTAAGTCGGCGTATAGTGCTGGATCAGGGTTATTAATAGTGGTATTCATTATTTACTTTATACAGTAGATTGTGATAAACTTTGAGAAGCACGAAATAATAAACCCGCCTTACCGATGGACCAGCTCAGTTCACTACTACCGCGTCCAGGTCGCTGATCTGCGCCGCGCTCTCGATCTGGCCGCGAAGCGTGATGTGGTCCACCGTTCCGCCGCCCGACAGTGCCGCCACCGATCTTAGCCCAGCTCGATAGGCCGCGTATGCGCTCTTGAAATTCGCAGCGCTGAGCGTGTACTGGCCGCCCTGGAATGCGATCTTTATCGATGTTGCACCGCCGAGCACCTCCGCCGCCACGCCGACCAGGTAGTCTTGATAGACCTTCGCCGCTGGTATCTGGTAGGTTATAGACCCGATAGTAACCGGGACCGTAATCTGAAGTAAGCGAAGATCATGGCAAGTTCTTATAGCTAATTGGTAGTCGCTAACAACAGGGGATCCGATACCAGTATATTGAGTTAGCATCGGATAACGGTAATCTATTAATAATGCTGCTGGGGGATTGAGTACATTAACAATAGATCGACCTATCGCTGCATTATTTGAAACTCCCGCCGAAACAATGTTAGGATAATCGGTAAAGACTGTTGGCTTGTACCAAGTATAGATATCAGTTACTTGAGTACAAAATGACATTATATACGGCATGATAGTTAGTACGAAGTTGTACCCCCATCTTGGTTGTATCCACCTGCTAAGTATCCTACCTGCGTTGCTGTAAGAGCATAATTGTAATAACGATATTCGTCAAGATTACCTTGAAAATACACATTTGAACTAGATCTAATAAGTGCTCCGACAGTCCACTGATTGATCCCGGATATTGAAGCGAGCCATTGTCCTGTATTGCTTCCTGTTTGAATACTTAGAGTTTGCAGATTTCCGTCTATGTAAACTTTCACAGTAGAACCGTCAGAAGTTACGGCAGCATGATGCCATCCCGTATCAGTAACAGTATTGTTTGGAGTTATGGCATTTAAGCCACTACCACCGTTTAAAACATATATCTGAAACTCTTTATTATCATCTCCGCGATACTCTAATCCAATAAAAGTAGTGAGTGCTGTATTATTTGAAATACTCCAAATTAGATTGGCAATTGCAGCCCCGAGATTCTTGAACCATACCGTAATACTCCCTGCTGTATCACTGGTATTAAAAGGTGTGACTTGAACGTACTCATTAAACGATGTTGTGAAGAGTAAGGAATTCGTATCTGGAATCGATACAGTAGGGATAACTCCCGACCATGAAGGAGGACCAATCAAACTACCTGTATGTCCATTTCCGGTAGCATCAGATGCAGATGATCCTGTACCATCGTCAAATTTCCACAGGAGTTTAGGAGCAGTTAAAAGCGGTGTTACGGCACCTGAAGCGGTAGCTGTTGATTGTTGTCCTGTAGACGAAACGGAAGTTAGCCAAAAATAGTATGGCGTCCCATTAGTAAGTCCAGTAACAGTATAGTTCGAGCTTGCTGTATTGGTGTCAAGAGTAGCAGTATTAAAATTATTACTTGTATTTTGGTAAACGTTGGTACTGACTCCTGATCCATTTGACCATGCTAATTCTACCTGTGTTGTTCCTGGAGTCGCAACAAGATTGCTAGGTGCTGTAGGTATCGCACCAGATGGTAATGGATACCACCCTTTAGTTCCACTCGTAGTAGATGTTCCATAATAATGGGCCGCTCCTGGTAAAGCTGAATCACCAGATAATTGAATCCCACCATTTGCTTGTACGATGCTATTTTGTGTAGGTACTACCGTACCCCAACTTCCATTCCAACTCTGATAAAGAATACTGGTATCGGTTGCATAGTAATACATCCCTTGATTCTGGGGTGTTGCTGCGGGTCTAGCAGCAGCAAGACCTTGAAGGGCATAACTTCGAGCTACGGAAGTAGGTATCTTCCAATTTACTTCTCCAGCCATTAGAATGTATCCCCCCAAACGAGTACATCTAATGCTTTTCCCGTACCTAAAGCTACTGCTAAACCCAGGTACAGCGACGTAGCACTATCGAGCCGAATAAATGGATTCCCAGCCGAATCACGATTCAGCGGAATCGCCATAGAACCAGCTATTAACGCTTGAAGAAGGTCAACAGGTGGTACTGAATTCGAGAACCCTGCTCCGGCAGGAATTGAAATCTGAGCTATTTGATATGTGCTACCAGCATTTTTTACCGATAGTTCAACATCATGGGCTGACGTATCCGAGTTAGCACAAAGAATACTACGAATCTGTATTCCGTTGGTTTGTGCTCCAAGAATCTGTGTGGCTGTTGTCCCAGTAGCATTGGTGAAACCGGTAGGAGTCGAAACAAAATTCTGCGGGTAAATCTGTGTCGATTGAAATGACATTACGGTGCTCCTCCATAGGTCGAATACATCACGTCGAATACCACAGGAACTACAATCGTTGTAGCTACTACATATGGACTAGCATTTGTACCCGATCCAGTGACGATAATATTAGTTCCGGCTGTAATCAATCCGGAAATTGTCGCTACGGTCCCAGCTTGACCGGTTGTGTTCTGGTTCAGAGTCGGGAAAGTACAGTTCGCGAGATTGCCGCTTGCTGGTGTACCAAGTGTAGGACTCGTGAATGTCGGAGAGGTTAAGGTGAGTCCAGCAATTGAAGTAATAGTGTTGCCAAGCGACACTCCACTAGACCCAATCGTTATAGCTGAATTAACTAAATAAGAGTTAGCGATTGCTGCCCCATGCCATGTTCCACTTGTAACAGTTCCGAGAGTCGTAATACTTGATTGACCCGTGTATCCCGACGCAATCGAAAACTGATTACCACTTAATGCTATGGTTGTTCCATCAGCAGTATAGGTGCCGGCACCATAATTTTGAACGAAGGTAATTGGTGTCGTACCAACAGTGGGCGGTGATGTGTTACTACACACCCAACCTGTTGTTCCATTAGTTGTACCCTGTTCAATGAATACTTGTGCTCCTGGAAATTGACTTCCAGTGTTCATATCATTGGCACGAGTCCAAATCCCAGCAACTCCAACCGCTCCAGCAGTTGTTACCTGATATAGTCCATTATAAGGGGCATTTGTGCTAGTCTCGTTTTTTACAAGAACAAATGATCCTACCGTAGTTGCAACCCCATCGATTGTTTCAACACCAGTTAAACTGAAGGTGATAACACCACTCGTATAGGTATATGTCGGCAATGCCCCAGTTGTAGCACAAGACGCAGCGTACTTAGCCGTAATCCCTTGTGTATAGGTTTGCAGTGTTTGAAGGTTAACAACGTCAGTAGAGTTGACTGGATTAGCCAGATTATCAATTACATAACCACCCATGTTGAGTGGTTGTGTTTGCACTCCAATTGCACCAAGATTAGCCAGTGTCGTAACCAGATTATTTACTAACACTCCACTTGTAGGTAGTGTTACATTCGTTGACCCTGTTGCTGTTAGGGTAATATTCCCGCCATTAGTTACAAGATTCCCACCTACTGTAATTGTGTTGTTCCCATTGTTAACCCCTGTTCCCCCGTATGTGGGTTGAACAACGCTACCATTCCATGTTCCCGTTGTGATTGTGTTAATAGTCTGCAACTGCGGAAGAGCAGAAACATCCGTATTCGGAATAGTTCCAGTCTGAGGAAGGATAACGTTAGTAGCTCCCTGTAATTGAAATTGAGCAGGGAAGCCAGTTGTATTTCCAGTTGGAACCGTAGATAGATTTCCTGTTAACTGAACTGCAGTATTCCCAGAGAGCGTGAATTGAAGTGGATAGTTAGTGCCGTTATTCCCTTGTATGGTCAGTGTCGAGATATTGTTATTTGCTATCCCTGTTCCACCTTGGAAGGGAACGATTGGATAGCTGATATTCCCCCCACCTGTTGTACCGGTAGGACCAATGGGACCAGGAATAGGAAAATAATCTTCTAAATCTGGATCATTAGGGGGAATAGTTAAACCGGCGGGACCAGTAGAACCGGTATTTCCTTTTGTACCGGTAGGACCGATAGGACCGGGAATAGGAAAATAATCATCAGGATCATCATTAGGTGTTAATTGGTAATTTTGATATAGGTTATTTGTTGTACCACCACTAGAAGGTGTATAACCGGCATAATAGTTACCTACCTGAAAATCGATCCACGGTCCACGATGTATTTGTGTTTTACTATATGGATCATCATATGGAGAATCTGGTAATGCCGGATTTTGTTCTACTAATTTCAATGTCCATCGTATCTCATCTTCCCACCCAGTAGGAACCCACGGCTCTATACCTGGATATACTAAATCAATATCTACTAATCTCCACCCGTACCAATCACTAGCAGCCTGAGTAGCGTAGTTAGTGATTGCTGTTAAATTTGAACCATTATATTGAGTATCAGCATAAATAGTCTGTAGGTAATTTGGTAAACCGACAGCATTACTGTATTCAGGAATATTTAGAGATTCTAACGTTACGTTAATAACATAAGGTGTACTAGCTGGTGGATTGGTAGACGCATTTAGAAATAGAGTTTGTACACTAGATGGAACTGAATTAGCTATTGCAGATTCTTCTATCAATCCACCACTAATTACAGTTCCATTAATGTTGTTGATGTAATTTTGTGCGGCACTTCTAGCAGTAGTCCAATTTACTGTAGTAACTTGTCCAGATAATGATACTACAATTCTTTGACCTATCTGATTAGCTACAGCATCTAAAATAGCTGGTGTAGAAACTTGATACGGTAATACCCACTTACTACTTGGAACACCATAATTAGAAGAGATACTATCCGGAGTGATACTTACCCCTAAAATAGTACCTATTTGAGAATAAAGATTAGACCAACTACTAGGTTGGGTAATACTACCTTTTGAATAGTACCAGTAAAATCTTTGATCTACTAAGGTTATTAACCATAGATCGTTATATATATTTCCTAACTGATTTAGTGGTCTTGCAGCACCACAGATATACATCGGTGCTGTTATGGTTTTTCCTGCTCTACCATCAAAAAACACTAAAGATTGAGGTGTATTGTAATTATCTGGAGCACAAATAGCCCGTATATTGTTCCATCTATTAGTTTCAACTATAGTGTGGAACCAAGCAACATTACTAGCACCGGTAGGCCAACTCAATACATCCAATGAAAATTTTGGAGGTACTGGTAAACTAGGGGTAGGAAGTGTTTGTTGATTGGGTCTATCAAAATTCCAAAATGAACCCAAATCATTATCATACCTATCATGTACAACCTTTAACCAAGTATCTTCTAAAAATGACGGAGATAAAGGGAGTGTTATTCCAGCATAACTTAAATGTTGTACGTTAGATGCCATATATCTTTTTTGAGAGGAATACTATGAATAGTGCTTTAGGTTAATTGACTACATAGGATTATTAATCGGAGCAGGAATAGTAGTTGATGCGGGATTATTGTTATTAATAGATAGTATGTAAACAGCTTCAAAATCCAGATGACTTCTGATTAAACCTACTTCATTTTCTGGTGGTCTAACTGCTGGACCGTCAGAACTATCGATCCAGTGTAGTGTACCTAATACAAGTGGAGTAGTGGCTAAGGTTAATGAGTTAACATATGTAGGACACCATTCGTCTAAAGCATTTAATACGAGTTCTTCTAATATATCGTGACCCGGCCACGAAGGGGGAGTATTAATAGTTTGACTATTAGTTGTGCCACCTAATGATACCTCATCCCCACCTACAACGTCCATACCTACCCTGGAATAGAGGTATATTCTAATTCTCCTAGAAACATTCCTAGCTAATCTTCCCGCTCCTTGGTCTGATAAGTAACCACCTGTTTTAGCATTTATAGGTGATGGTCCGTATACTCTGACATATGCAAACCAATTTTCAGTAGCCGTTATTTGATAGTCATCACTTGCTACGGGTCTTACCCAAGGAGGTGGTAAAGGATTCCCGTTTTGGTCAACCGGTATATAAGAACCTATAGCACTTGCTACACGATTTACTACTGCTGTACGTATTAACGCAAATGGTACTGATCCAGAAGATAGCGAAGGTGATGACATTATTTTTGAAAGAAAATCCCTATATTATGTATATAGGTTAATTATAGGGTATATTAACCTAACATAGTTAACTGAAGAAATGCCAACTCCAGAAGATAGTTAAAGCTATACAAGTTCCAATAAATATATAGGGTACGCACTTATAGTGTAATGATAGTACATACACCGCATGGCTACCGGTCCATTCGTGGCCACCTAAAATATAAAATGTACCATCTAATACTGAATAAGCTAAGAATCCACCTATTAACCACACTAGCATAAAAGCTAATGCTATTATGGATTGGAAAGTCAAATCTTCTATTCGTGTATCCATATGTGTTCTTCTCAAAAAGTTATGGATTGGTGACCAAGCTGTCTGGTATAGTGGGAGAATTAGAACTAGGCCAATAGATCTTAATTCCGAGATTGGGGAAATTAAGTACCCTTTGACAACCCCTAACGAATGATTGTGTTCCTAATGAATTAGTATAAGTAGCGGTATATACATCGCCAATAATATCTGCTGTACTACTGCTAAATGCAGCAACATACGGCCCCTGATTATATAGCTGAGTTGCTGCTACTCCTGCTGCTAAATCGAGTGAGAGAATCTTGGTAGAACCAGGGGCGGTACTAAATCCATATTGAATATAGACTACAGAAGGTAGATATTTAGGGGTAGCAAAGAATACAGTAAAGGTTGTATAAGAACTACCAACATTACTACTACTACCAGTAGCACTACTCATTGTAAATGTTTGTGATAGGTTATTACCTGCATCATTAGTGAGTATTGTACCACTACCATTTGTCAAACATATACGAAATATACCAGCACCATCCGTACTACTCATCTTAGCTTGTACAGAAAATGCATATACAGTGTTAGGAGATAATGATACTGCTTGTGCTAATTGAGTAGCACTTGTCCCGTCACTAACAATAGAAGCACTATAGGAATAACCCGAACGTATAGGGGAAGTGCCCTGTAGTACCTGTGTACCAGCACTACCATTAAGTATTATCCAATTAGTAGGGGTATTATTACCTACACCACTCCAGTTATTAAATACCCCATCTGTGATAAGTGTAGTTGATGCAGGGTTTGTAACAGTAATACTCGTACTTGTACCACTACCTTGAGGCCAATTATATGCCGTAAATGGTACTGCTACTACCCCTACAGCTTGAAATGTTTCATTGTATGGAACAGATGCAGACGTACAGGTTATTGTGACTGTTTCGGCATAGATCGTATCAGACTGTACACCGTAGGGATTAAGTGTATAGGTTGAGAATGTAGGATTACCAATATTAAGGGTATTAGTGATACTAAGCCCAGTAGCGACAGTAGAAGTAATAGTGGGTTTATTAACGTATTGAGACGTACTAATCATCTGCTGGATAACATTTTGTATTGATTGGGCATAAGTGTAGGGATTTAGTGGTACGTTATCGTTCACTTGTAATTGTGAGGATATTTGTGCTGCACCAGCTAGGTAACTCTGATATGAATTAGGAGAAGACTGGTAACTCGTTTGTGCAGCGGGTAGTCCTACTACCGCCGCTTGATCGCTGGTAGCATATTGCGACCAGATAGATTGAAATCCGGTAACTGTTAATGCAGTACCGTATAACGCACTAACTCTATTGTACTCACCTATAAACGCACCAAGCCTGGTGAAATAACCGTTCGTTCCTAAAAGTTGGATTGACATAATTTACCTATAGTAGTTTAAGGTTTACCAGGAGTTCTTAATCTTTTTGCACCGGGACCACCGGGTGTAGCGTGGTGTATTGATTCTTTATTTTCTTTTAACCACTTTGTATTAAGCATTAGTCCTACGGTACGTTCATATGCCGATAAAGCTCCAGTTAAGATATCCTCCCCAGTAGATACCGCTTGTCTATGTAATACAGTAATAGAAGAAGCCCCAGTACCAGGTATATTAGGATTAGTGTATGGTCCTGCTACAAAGTTAGATTTTTGTTGGGTATCTGTATACCCGTATCTGACTCCTGTTACATCTGGTAACCCCTCAACATAGTTAATTTCTCTAATAAATCCTTGAGGGATAGGCATAAATAGTTGTGCTCTCTCTGAATCTGGAGATTGAAGGTTATTAAATGTCATGTCAGTACGGTATATTGCCGTACCTTCTGTCATTATTGTTGTCCATCCATCTGTATCTACTGAATGTCGTTGTGAGTATCTATTAGATAATAGTCCACTCATGGGACTAACTTCATTTATTGCAGCTTCATTAATATAGGTCTCACACGCCCAATCAGCTACAAAAGTATTACTATCTCCTACCGCTGCATTAATACTAAAAATTTTAGGCATAGGACCAGATTTACAGTCACATATATTACCTAACCCAGGACTAGATAATATAATGGGTCCAACTGGTGGATTAGGTGTACTTACTGTGGGTACACCTGTTTCCATACCGGGACCAGAAAATACGTATAATTGACCCCTTGGGGACTGTAATCTATGTCGTACTACTGAATGTGTTAATGGGGGGGCATTTGGTATACGAATTATAGCCCTTGGTGTAGAATTTATTATACCTACCTTAATACCAGCAGCACCGGGTAATGGTAAAAATGCGGGAGGTACTCCAGCATTAACAAGAGATACACCACTTAACAGAGCACCATCTATTGGTGATGCTATAGCAATAAGCCCACCAAGTATACCGGCACCACTTATTGTAGTGCCAGCAAAAGCATAACTAATAAATGGGCCTGGAGCACTACCAAATACAACTGCTGAATCTCCATTAATTAATACTGTAGCATGTATATATGCTCTGGTATATAGATAATCTACCCCTTCATCATCATATACAGCTTGTACAGAAAAATCATGTGTTTCTAAACACATTAAATCTAACCCATTATATATAATTCTCATTTTATTGTAGTATATTGGTATTTTCGTTAATCGGTGGAACAATGGTAGAAGTACCACCATTAGCTAGGTCTGTATAGAATAACTGTCCTGGATAAAATGAAGTAGTATTGTACCCCCATACCCCATTTAACGTTCCTTGTGACCCACCTACTACAATTTGTTGTCCTTGCCAATAACCAACCAATACATCACTACCAGCATAAGCTACCGCACCAATAGTAGGTATTGTACCTTGATACTGTTCTGAATTAATTTGTGAGGTATTTTGTGAAAATGGTGGAGTACCAAGTACTAACCCATCTTGTGCCCTAATAACGCAATTCTCTACATAAGTGTATTCTGTACCCACTTCCCAATCGAAATTAGAATATGTTGAATTAAGTGTATTACCTAAAGATATTACCCCATTTATAAATACAAATGCTCCGCTATCTCCAAATTGAGGCATAGGTGGTGGATTATTCACTTTATCAGAACGTGTAGTATATTTCCTTATTCGATATGGGGCATGTAACCTAGCAATAACAACAGGAGAGTAAGAAGAAAGTTTAGTAGTTGGTGGGTCTTCTGCTAACGGTAGTATGCATACTCCCGGTAACACTACGTAATCATTTTGTGAACCGTAGTGGTTGTAATTTAGTATTTGTTGGGTATCGTCTGGATAAGGCATAATAACCTATAGTAGTTTATCCTATATCCGGGGATGTTACGGGTGTAACAAATCTCATACTAGCATTAGTTGCAGGAGCGGACAACGCAGCAAATACCATTGGGATTAAAGCTAGTGTCTTTGCACAACATGCAATATTGCTATTGATACTGCTATTTATACCAGATGAAGGGGTACTACTACTAGTAGTAGTAGTAGTCGGTACTACCACTGCACCACGAGAGCGACTATCTCCAGGTGGTTTAGGATTAGGACTAGGAAATTGTACAGCATTATTTCTATTCTTAGTTTGTGTTGGTGCTGGTGCTTGTGTAATTGGGACTGGTGTAGGTAATACTGTTGTTGGACACGGTGTAAGGATAGTCTGATTAGCAAATGGCAAACCACCAGGAGAGTTAGGAGCATCAGGACTCCTAGAACCATCTGGTAAACCAGCAAGTATATTATCAACAAAATCAAAGTTTCCTCCTACCAGTTCACAAGACGGACCACGATATACCGCTAAATTATTAAATATGTTACCACCAAGTATAGGTGCAGTTTGAAAAGCTGAGTTAGCTACTAACATAGAAGTCTTATAACGTATAGTACACCTTACCCAATTTGAAGCTTGATCGAATTCTATCATTAGTAGTCCCCAAGCTGGGGCAACTATTGCTACAAGATTGGCAAATCTCCTAACTTCTCCATTCGCGGCGGCCAATGCTAAAAAATATAGTTGTTGTTTTTCACATCCCGGTTGTCCCACAACTTCTACAACTACTTCATCTTCTAATTGAGGGACAACTTTTTTAAATGCCTGTACACCAGCAGCACCACCAGTAATAACAGCATTAGCAGTTTGTAAAGATGACATAAACTATACCTTATAAATCTGAAACCCGTAATGGTCTCGATATTTGGTTATTAAAGGTAATAGGACCACCACCGATTTTAGTGGAAACTTTACTACCATTAATAGAATCTACCTGTAATTTTTGTTTTCGAGTAGTTCCCAATATATTGGTAGTGTTTACCTTACTACGAGTTATACTACTACTGATATTACCTACTATAGGTTTACTACGATTAATATTACCACTAATACCAGGTACTTTTAATGTACTACGAATATTAGTTTGACTTATGCTCTCTGAAGTAGGTATCTCCCTTTTATTTACCCTATCAATATCTTTTTTTGAGAGGAACGACCTATTACTATTCTGTGTGATTTCCTTAGTAGGTTTAGATCGGGAAGCTGTAGGTGATTCTATGTTAGGTTTATTACCAGTACGATTAGGCATACCAGACTCTATATTAGGTTTATTATTTATTCTATTGTCTATAGTACTTTGTATACCTCTAATTGAACGCATTTTAATCTGTGAAGATGTACCCTCTATAACTCTTTTACCATTGCTATTTGGTTGGGCCTTATTATTATTGTTTGTGGTAGTAGTTGTACGACTTCTAGGTATATTACTAGTAGAAACTACATTAGGTTTATTCTTTTGTACTACATCAACTTTTGGGATTCTTCGCTTCGCCATAAGGCACGTTCGTACTCAGACTCAGTTAATAGATTTATAGACTCTTTAGGCATTTTAGCACCGCTACCGATCTTTACTCCTTCACTATATTCGAATATCCTTTGTGCTACCGACCAATCGAACCACAAGTACATAGTTACATAGTCGGCATAGTCCCACAGAATAGTTTTGGTACTTGATCCAAATCCGTTGCCGAAATAGAAGAGTCTGGCAGAGTAGTATCCTTCATCTCTTTTTTTTTGCACCAATCAAGATACCCACATAACCACTCTAAAGCTTGACCATCAGTACAATCAGGAAAATCAGGTAAATCAAATACTTTACGACATATTAAAGCTAATTGTTCTTCTGCTTCATCGCTCGCCAATGCTGTAGTTAACCTACCTTGTTCGCTAATATCGCCTTCGTCTAAGTCTACTGCCTTCCATGTTTCAATTAATTTACCTAAACGATTGTTGCTCTCTCTCCGTAGTGCTCTATCTAAAGCTAATGGGTCAAATTTCTTATCAGAACCCTCAATAGAAAATATAAGTTTTTGTGAGTCAGTAAAAAACATAGATATATAGGTTAGGTAGTGGGATTTAATGTAAGAACGCTGGGTATACCACCTTCAAAATAAATACCAAAACCTCTACTTGGTATACCTAATGTTGTACCACCGGTAGTAGGAGTTAGAGTAGGGTTAAATACCCCTCTTGTCTCTATAGCCATACTAACCTCAATAACTCGTGTAGTTTCAGTATCTTCTTCATAGGCACTAATACTACACGAAGTGAATCCGCGAACATTATGTAAATCTAATACCGCTGCTGCCGATGGTAAACCAGCAGCAGGAGAACCAAAAAAAGTATTAACAAGTATTAAACAAAAATCCTGTTGTCCTGTAACTAATGAACCACGACCACCAGAAGTTTGACTTCCTAAAGGTGGTGTTAATCCCGTTAATGGGAATGCAAGAGGATTAATGGGTAATCCTGCAAATGCAATACCTGATTTTAAATATCTTAATGTACGAACAACATTATAGTCAAATCTATTAAGTGTAGTGCTTATTCTCCATTCTTCGCCATCAGCAATAGACTGAAATCTTGCTGATCGACCACCTAAATCATTAAATACTGGTATTTCGTACTGTTCTTGACGTTGTTTAGGTGCGGTAACGTGAGTACCAAGGAAATAACCTACACTACTATTTG